GCCAATGCCGCAAAGGCAGTGGTAGATAATCCTCGTGTACCGCTAGAGAAACAACAACAGGTACAGCAAGCCAAGTTTAAGAACCCAGTTGGTTCCAACAAACCCGCTAAGAAATCAGCAGGCCGAGGAAGATGAAACCCAAACTAATTAACGCCTACATGAAAACAGCAGAAGTATTTGCTGAGTTGAGCCATGCTCAGAGATTGCATGTAGGAGCCATTATCGTCAAAGAGGATCGTATTATCTCTATCGGCTACAATGGTATGCCCGCAGGTTGGGATAACAACTGCGAAGATGTAGAATGGATGGGCGATACTGGCGGCTGGTTAAGTCCCGAAGAAATCGAAGAACGCTGGCCCTACGAAGGTGAAATGATTACATATCACAGCGACGATACGTGTAATGCACGTATGAATCGCTATAGTCTTAAAACCAAACCCGAGGTATTGCATGCCGAAACGAATGCAATATCTAAACTGGCAAAAAGTAGCGAATCTGGCGATGGTGCTACTATCTTTATCACTCATGCCCCTTGTTTAGACTGCGCCAAACTTATCTATCAGTCTGGCATTAACAGTGTGTTCTATCGTAGCTCTTATCGAAGCGATGATGGAATTAAGTTTCTTGCACAGTCCGGGGTAACAGTAACCCAAACTAAAAATTAATTTAACATAAAGGAGATTAATCAATGAAAAAATTAATAGCTATTATTTTAGCAACCCTCAGTTTTACAGCCACAGCACGTGAGACTATTACACTGGCCTACTCGTGGACAGCAGCCGATAAAGCATCAAATTATTATCGAGCATTAGCCGAAGAATCAAACAAATTGCAAACACAATACAATTTTGTGTTCGATACAAAGCCCGGTGCTGGTGGTACTATTGCGGCCAATTATACAAACAACAACCCAACAAATACCCTGTGGATTAATAGTTCGGCTGGTTTTATTCGTCCTAACCTATTCCCTGCCGACAGCCACCGTATGGAAGATTTCCGTAGTATTTTGCCAATGTGCATTTCACCTTTTGTTATTTCTAGTGCAAAGTACAAGTCATGGAAAGAAGTTCCACCCAATGCACAACTATCAATTGGTATGAGCGGTATGGGGACAACCACACACTTAGTATCCATCCAGATTGCTAAAAACTATCCTAACCTAACCATTGTACCATTTAAGAGTACCAGCGAAGCCCTGTTAGGTGTTTTAAGTGGAGCAGTTGATTTTAGCGTGGGATTTCATGGTGACAGCGAGCAGTACACAGATGCAACATCGGTAAAAAGAATTTACTGGTTAGGCCAGACTGGTAAAGTTAGTGTCAAAGGCACAGAGCTATTGGCCAATCAAGGATTCAGCAAAGAATTACTAGACATGAGCACACCTCAACAGATCTTTGCATCTCAAAAGATGCCTGCAGAAAAATTTGCTAGTATCCGAAAGATTTTAGTAGAAGCCAGCAGAGCACAGAGCGTAAAAGACGCAAATGCCGCTGACAATTGTACTCCTAATAATCAAATGGCAGACAATCAATTGGATGCATGGTTTAGTGGACAAATTTCTCAATGGAAACGTTTAACTCAAAACGTTAAAGTATCAAATTAATTAAATCAAGTTTATCTCCCTTCGGGGAGATAAATATTTAAAGCAACGCCAACATTCTGTTGACGTCGGTTACAATAGTGACGCTAAGAGTAGTAAAACTCTTTTACTGGCATGATATGCCCAGAACGCCGCTCCGTATGTAGACAATCCTACTAGCAATATGTTAAACTTACTTACTAGGAGAATATCTATGATCAAAAAGATCCTTTTAGCCTTGGCTGTTGTATCAACTACAGCATTTGCACAGCCCGGCTCAATTATAAAAACTGAAACATTAGCAGTATATACACCTTTTGCAGTTGGTAGCGTTGTGGATGTTATGTGTAGAAATCTAATGGATACTTACGCAAAACAAAACAATGTCAATGTAATTCATAAAAATATGACTGGTGCAGATCAAATTATTGCACATCGTGAGTTTATTAAAAGCACTGAGCCGGCAATCTTCTGTGCTGGTAACGGTGTAGCTGGATTTAATCAAAAAGCCAATGCACAATCCCCGGCTGTTAATACACTTAAACCTATAGTGGATTATTTGAAATTCACGCAGTTTATCTTAACACCAGAAGGTGGTCCAGCAACATTGGATGCAGTAATAGCACGTAGTCGTCAAACAGGAAAGCCAATTTTAGTTGGTGCACCTGCATTAACCAGTAGCAAGGTTTTAACTCATGCACTAGATCATGTTGGTGCTAAGTACGAGTTGGTTCTTTATAGAAAGCCAACTGACGCACTTGTTAATCTTAAAGACGGTTCTCTTGAGACATACGTTGATGGTGGTAGTATTAGAATGATGTCGGGTGTAACTGGTATTAAAGAAATTGCACATGCCAGTGTTACTGGAGATAGAAGCACAACAGAAAATTTAATCAAGCGTTGGCCAGACATTGAGAATATCACCAGCATGGTTATTCTTTTTGCTAGAACTGATGCCTCGGATGCAGACGTGCTTGAATTAAACAAAAGATTGCGTAAAGCTATACACAGCGACGACGTGCAGAGTTTCCTTAAGCGTACAGCACCTTATCACAATGTAGTGGATGGTACACCGCAACAAAGCCAAGCCAAAATTGAACAACTAGCAAAGTTTTTACGTGCAAATTAACAAGCGATTAGGTTTTTATCGAGTAGGCGCACAGGAATATCAGCACAAGATACCTGCTCTACTTAAAGGAACAGAAACAAACACCCACCCTGAGTGGGTGTTTCATCGCGAGTTTTTTGATCAAGTTAAGTGGAAACAAGAACCCACAGAAAGTTTGTGGGAACTGTACCGACAACGTGCTCAACAATTACGTGATACTTACGACTATCTGATACTAGGTTACAGTGGTGGATCGGACAGTAGAAATATACTAGATGTATTTTTACAAAACAATATCAAGCTAGATGAAATAGTAAGTAGATACAGCTACAAGGGCATGGGCAACAATTACGAAGCCACAACCACGGAATGGCACTACAGCAACAACGTAACTGCCGAGTGGGAATTTAGAGCCAAGATAGATTTTCAATGGATCTCACAGCAATACCCTGACATTAAGTTAACCTTGTACGATTGGTGGGAACACCGAGACCTGTCACTGCCAGAAGATTTCTGGGACAATCGTAACGTCATGCTTAATCCTTTTATTGAGCAACGCAGATCACTACAGCATATTGATAGCGTACACACAAAGAATCGTGTTGGTTACATAATGGGAGTTGATAAGCCTAGAATAGTAATCAAAGACGGTAAGTACTACATTTACTTTCTTGATGTAGTGGGATATAGTATGACTCCCGATCAAGCACAAGTAGGCAATGCAGAAACTGAATGGTTTTATTGGGCACCTGAAGCTGAGCCTATATTAAGAAAACAAGCACACATGCTAAAACGATATTTCCAGGCTCGCCCAGAACTGCATTCCTTGATTTCTTGGCCACCTACACCAGGTATACCCATTGACTATTATCAGTCGGTGGTTAGAGAGCAAGTTTATCCAACCTGGAACCCAAATTGGTTTCAGTTAAGAAAAAGCACAGACACAACAGTTAGTTCAGACAAAGGCATACTAAACAGCGACGATGTTTTAAAAACTCAACATAGTCAAGGCCTCGAACTAATTAAAAGTCTAGTAGACAGCCAATACTTTAATGCTGCCAGTAATAACTTTCATGGCATGATAACGCCTTTTTATGAGATATAATATATGATCAATCACGTAGCTATAGTAGGTGGAGGTTTTGCAGGATGGTTTACGGCACTGGCACTACAGAACCATTGCCCTGACCTGCGTATAACAGTACTAGAGTCTCCAACTATTCCTAGACTAGGAGTTGGCGAAACATTGGGGTTTGAAAGTCCTTATGTTTGGAGAGATTTGCTGGGAATTGATAACGATCAGTTGATCATGAGGGAAACCGGTAGCATATACAAGTTTGGTGTTCGCAACTTTGGTTTCCTGAACGACGGAGAAGACATAGGCAACGGCCAGTTAACCAACGTAAAAATCAAGGGCCTGGTCAATTACTTTAATGGAATTGACTATAATGATGTCTATGAGCATTGGAACAAACAAGATGGCGACATGGGTGTGGCCAATGTTTGGTTGTACTTAAACAAGGACTTGTTAAACAAGCCCGGTGGTAAAACCATGGACGACTTCTTGGTAGAACTGCAGGATACTCAATACTTTGTGCAAAATCCATGTGTGCCCTATGACGAAAATAATAAAAAGATTATACGTCACTATGGTGGCACCAGCTTCCACATGGACGCTGAACAAATGGTCAGCTTATTAAAAAGCCAGTGCTATCAACGCAACACTGGCAACTTAACACATATTTTGACCAACGTAAAAGACGTTGGGTTAACCAACAGTGGCAGTATTGACTATATTGTTCGTGATGACAACTTAGAAAAACTTCAAGCAGACTTGTACATTGACTGTACAGGTTTTGGTCGCGTATTAACTAACAAAATTGGCAACACCAGTTGGCAGGATAGAGCAGAATACACTAATAACAGTGCGTGGGTATGTCCCAGCCATTACACAGATCCACATAAAGAAATGATTTGTGCTACTAACATTCATGGTGAGGACCACGGGTGGCGTTTTCAATTAAATCTATATCATCGCCGCGGCAACGGATATGTGTTTAACAGCAACTGGGTAGATCCAGAAGTGACCCTCGAGCGTATCAAAAAAGTTACTGATGGTACTCGCATAGTAGAACCTAGACTTATTCAATGGAAGCCGGGCTTTTACAGCAAGACATGGAATCATAACTGTATTCAACTTGGAGTTAGTTCGGGCCTAAGCGATCCTTGGGACGCACCTACCTTTAGCGAGCACACTAAGGGACTCGAGGATCTGATTAAAGTACGCAAGCAATTGCAGTCTGGCGAAACAACTATTGAGGCTGGCAGAGATTTGTTTAACGAAAATCGTTGTCGTATTACGGCCGAGAGAGATCTTCGTGTACGCACACATCACGGATTCAGTAATCGGTCTGGATTGTATTGGGAAAAGCGTAGAGAAGCGGCTAGGAAGTTTAACTTAATTGAAGACTTTGAACAAATTTTAACTGAACAAAAAACAGATATCAGCAAACGTTACTTGAACTATTGGGAACATATCTATGTTAAAATGGCTATCCAGACCAAGACAGAAGTTAAAAACTGGCCGTTTGCAGTTCCGACCAAAGAAGATATTGAAATGGCACAAGCCTATTTTGCATTTAACCGTGCTCGCAACAAGTACATAAGATCACTAAAGTGGCCTAATGCGTACGAGTGGTTACGAGCTAATAGGTTTGATGGCAAAAGCAGTAGAGAAATTTTTGACGAATTTAGGAGTAGAAAATAATGGAAATTACAGACTTTCAAAATGGATTTAGATGGGTGTGTTTTCAGCACCATGAGCGTAAATGCGTAGTATGCGGAGAGGATGGCGTACTAGACGTGCATCACATGAACGAAGTAGAAACGGATCAACGCCCAGAAAATGTATTGCCATTGTGCCCAACACACCACAGGTATTTGCACAGTCACTGGCCCGAGGATGTATTACCAGCAATCAAACAGTATCTTGAGCGTTGGAGTCATGAACAAAAACGCGACATACAGCTACCAGATTTAACTAAGATTGAAAAACGTTGCTGTGTATGCGGGGAAGAAAAATTGGTGAACATTGTTGCTGTCAACGGTGACGAAACTGACGCATCGGACCATAATATTGTGCCGTTGTGCCCAACACATCAAGCATATTATAACGGAAAACGTAGGCCACAAATACAAAGTCATATAGATGAGTATTTGAACAAAAAATAAACTAAATAAATTTGTTGTAAATAAATATTTTTACAAAGCAACGCCAGTTACACTGACGTCGGACCAATATAGGACCTCTATGTCTTAAATGCGTGGGCCCTTCCGTATGCGAATACTTCGCTAGCATAAAATCAAAAATTGATACACAAATAACTTGACACCGTAGTGTCCTGTTGTGTAAAATTTTATCAAGTTTCAACTAAAGGAGAAAACTAGAATGTTTAAGAAACTATTAGCAGTTGGTCTTTTGGCCACAGCAGTTGGCGCTCAAGCACAGACAAATGTACTTGCTTCGTCAAATGTGCAAATTGGTGGTCGTATCAGTCAGTATTTTACAAATAATACCAGTGCAGGTAGTGCCAAGGCAACACAAATTGACAGCAACACCAGCAACATCTTCTTCAGAGGTTCTGAAGATTTAGGCGACGGTATACGTGCAAACTTCATGATTGATACCAGCATTGCCGCAGATAACCCAGCATCGGCTGATGCCAGTAAATTTGGTGATCGTCAAAGTACAGTAGGTCTATCAAATAAATTTGGTAGCATTGATATGGGCCGTAAGGACAATGCCATGTTCCAGTACGGTAAATCACGCTTTGATGCATTTGCAGTATTGCCATTGTTCAGTGCCGCAAACAAAACTCACTCTTATCGTAACAACCGTATCGGTAATGGTATTTTCATTGAAGCCACCCCAATTGCAGGCGTAATCGTTGGTTACCAAAACGGCCAAAGTGAAAGTGCAACTGTAGAAGATACACAAGTATTTTATACTGTGTTGAATCCAGTAAAAGACCTACACCTTGGTGCTTTCCGTTACACTACAGCTGGCACAGATGAAACAACATTGTTAAATGCGGCATACACATTGCCAACTAAAACACGAGTATTTGCTGGCTACAGCCAAGACAAAATCTCTAATGTTGATTACAAAGCATGGTCATTGAGTGCGTTGCACCCAGTCACAACCAAAGTTGATTTTAAAATTGGTTATGGTGTAAAAGATGTTGTGGATCAAAAAACATCCACAGTGGGTTTTGCTTATAACTTCAGCAAGCGTACAGCAGTTGATATTGCTTACCAAAATCAAGATGCTCCAGCAAGAGCTAACCAAGCACAGCGGTATGGTGTTGGTTTAACACATCGTTTCTAAACCAAAATTTAGAGCAAATCAATCAGCCCACTTCGGTGGGCTTTTTGTTGACTTAAATTTCTAGCTATGTTATTATAGTAGTTCAACTAACTCTAGAGGTAATTATGTTTGAATCAATTGAAGTTCGAAAAGTAGCGAACGGTTTTATTTTGGCTGTGACCACAGAAGATGACACCAAAGAATTTGTCTATGATACTAGCCGTAAAGCTATACGTGTAATCAAACAATATTTGGAAGCCGACGCTAAATCTGATGAGTAAATAGTTATATGAAAATCTATGACTGTTTTACATTTTACAACGAACTAGAATTACTGGATCTACGATTAGCAGAACTATACGCCAAGGTTGATTATTTTGTTTTAGTGGAAGCAACTACTACATTTCAAAATCAACCCAAAGATCTTTACTACAAAGACAACGAACATCGTTATCAAAAGTACAGTGACAAGATCATTCATGTGGTAGTAGATAACATGCCCATGAGTTCTGACCCTTGGCAGAATGAACGTTTCCAGCGTGATGCTATCTTACGTGGTTTGGTTAACGCTGATGCAACAGACGTTGCTATCATCAGTGACGTAGACGAATTCATTCGTCCCGAGACTGTTGACTACATTAGAAAAAATCCTAGACAAGCCTACGGTTTGCGTATGCCCTATTTCAACTTTAAGTTTAACTACATGTTGATAAATGACAATGAAAGTTATTGCGTCTGGGCCACAGCCGGACAAGTAGGTGCGTTAACCAGTCCCGAGGATCTAAGACGTAGTCGTTGGGTATTACACGAGTTACCATATAATTTTGACGATGGTACTGTAGCTATGCTAGAACATGCTGGCTGGCATTTTACCTATATCGGCGACGACGAGTTTATTAAAAATAAAATTAAAAGTTTTGCACACAGCGAATTAAACACCGCAGATGTATTGGGCAGTATTGATGTTAAGTCCAGTATCGCTCAACAGCGTGGATTTAATCCTCGTGTAGCAAAACAATTTGTAATGGTCAATTTAGACGATTACTTTCCATTAGAATTAAGAGAACGTGTGGACCAATATCGAGATTACATTATTTTTGGTTCAGATGATTCGGCCAGGAACTTCCTGCCTAAATAAATATTAAAATCAAATACACACTGGAGTTTAAATGTCAAAAAGAGTGCTAATCACTGGCGGTGCAGGTTTCATTGCACACCACGTAATTGAAAGAATCCTACGTACCACAGATTGGGAAATTGTAAGTCTAGATCGCCTGGACTTTAGTGGTAACTTAAATCGTCTTGCTGATATGATGCAAGACATCGACCCAGAGCAACGCAAACGTCTTAAAGTTGTATTCCACGACTTAAAAGCAGAACTGAATCCAATGATCCAAGACCAAATTGGTCCTGTGGAAATTGTGCTACATTTGGCCGCAGGATCACATGTTGACCGTTCAATTGAATTCCCGATGGAATTTGTTATGGATAACGTAGTTGGTACAACCAACTTGCTTAACTATGCTCGCACACTAAAGAACTTGGAACGATTTGTTTACTTCTCCACTGATGAAGTATTTGGTCCAGCACCGGAAGGTGTAAACTACAAAGAGTACGATCGTTACAATTCAACAAATCCATACTCAGCATCAAAAGCGGCCGCTGAGGAAATCTGTGTAGCGTTTGAAAACACTTACAAACTTCCTATTGTGGTAACACACACTATGAACGTGTTTGGTGAACGTCAACACCCAGAGAAGTTTATTCCAATGGTAATCCAAAAAGCTCGTGACGGCGAGTTAGTAACTGTACACAGTGACCCAAGCAAAACCAAAGCAGGATCACGACATTATATTCACGCTAAGGACGTAGCAGATGGCTTAATGTTTATTTTAGATAAACTAAAAGATTATAAACACACAGGTGATTACGGTGGTGCTAAGTGTCCTAAGTTTAACTTAGTAGGCCCAGAAGAAATTGACAACCTAACACTAGCCAAAATGATTGCTGGTGCAGTGGGTAAAGAACTTGTTTACGAAATGACTGACTTCCACAGCTCACGTCCTGGTCACGATTTGCGTTATGCATTGGATGGCGGACTACTAAAGAGTCTAGGATGGGAGCCAAAGATCAAGTTTAGCGATCGTGTTAAAGAAGTAGTGGACTGGACATTAATTAACACACGTTGGTTGCGTAAATGAAGCATTGTTTTATTGTAACTAGTGCTATTAACAGCCGCTTTGGTGTATTCAACCCTGCGGATAGATTACAGCAAACATTAGATACTGTGGCCAGTATTCGTCGCCATGTGCCAGGTGCTGAAGTAGTTATTATGGAAGTAACTGGCGAGGATCTAAAACCCGAACAAGCACAAGCACTTGAAGATGCCTGCGATATCTTTATTGATTTAACTGACGAACCAGATGTACGCAGTATGTACAACAGCACAGACAATTGGGACATTGTAAAAAATGGAACAGAAATCATGTGCTTTGGTCGTGCATTAAAATTGCTTAAAGACTCCGGCGATTTAGATACATACGATCGTATCCACAAGATGTCTGGCAGATACATTATTAATGATCAATTTGACCTATCTTTATATCAAGCACCAGATGTAGTAGACAAGGTTGTTATTGGTCGCAAACACAAAAGTCAGTTTCCAGTAGAACTAACCACACAGCCTTGGCAGTATATGGCTCGCTTGTGGTCTTGGCCGCGGGCACTCAATGACAACATTATTAATGTATATGAACGTAGTTTTGCTTGCTTTGTTGAGCGTGTAAACAACGGTGGGTACATTGACATTGAGCATGTACTGGCTAAATTCTTAGATCAAGAAACTGTCTATGAAGTAGATGCAGTGGGTGTAGAAGGTAATATTGCACCCAATGGACATCCAATTAAAAATTAATGGAAAACGTAAAACACTTAACTCAATGTCTTGCCTGTGGTGGCGAGCATTTAACTAAAACATTGGACCTTGGCGAACAACCATTAGCCAACAGTTTTGTTGATGATGTTGCGACACCAGAAGCAAAATATCCGCTGGCAGTTAATTTGTGTAACAATTGCTATCACTTGCAATTAACTCATGCAGTAAACCCAGAATTAATTTACAAGAACTATTTGTATGTGTCGGGTACAAGTCAAACATTAAAGGATCATTCTGCGTGGTTTGCACGTTGGGTTAGAGAGACTGTGCCTTTTTGGCCAAGCTCTGTGCTAGACATTGGATGCAACGATGGTACACAGTTGAATGCGTTTAAATCGGCTGGCTACACTACCTACGGAGTTGACCCTGCAGAAAACTTATATCCTATTAGTAGTCAACAACATAATGTCTATTGTGGATTTTGGGATGATGCCGCACTAGAACATTTTAATCAAACATTTGATGTTATTACTGCACAAAATAGCTTTGCACACAATCCTGATCCAGTGGCATTTTTACAACGTGCTAAACGTGTAATGAGCGAAAGCAGTAGGCTATATATCCAAACCAGTCAATGCGATATGGTTGTTAACGGCGAGTTTGATACTATATATCACGAGCACATTAATTTCTATAATGTCAACAGCATGAACGAATTATGCAAACGTGCTGGGTTAAATTTAATTGATGTAGTTAAGGCACCAGTGCATGGTACTAGTTATATTTTTGTAATTGCAAAAACACAAAGTCGTCCGCGACACGTCGACAACTTAATTGCACTAGAAGCACAGCAAGGTTTACTAAATGAAACAACATACGTTAGTTGGGCAGGCAACGCATACTTTTTAGTAGAACGTCTTAAAGAGCAGATCGACACGTATGCAAGGCTGGGATATATTATTGCTGGCTATGGTGCCGCCGCCAAAGGCAACACTTTGTTGAACTATAGTAAGTTATACATGGATTTTGTCATTGATGATAACCCACTCAAACAAGACAAGTACACACCCGGAAGTCATGTTCCTGTGGTACCAGCAAGCTACCTAGGTAATTATACCAGCAAAGATAAAATTGTATTTGTTCCATTGGCTTGGAATTTTTACGATGAGATAAAGAGTAAAATACTATTACGCAGATACAACGAACATGATAAGTTTGTGCGTTACTTTCCAGAATATCGTGTAGAATCATTATGAAAATTGAAAACCCAATTAAAATTTTAGTAAAACGCCGTGCCGCATTAGGCGATGTTGTTATGACCACAGGTGTTGTCCGCGAACTTAGAAAAGCTCACGGCACAACAGCCACTATTGATATCTGTACAGACTTTATTGATGTCTACAGACGTAATCCACACGTGGATAATGTATATAAAGATATGCCCATTGGCAAGCATTATGATGTGATCTACGACTTGGACAACAGTTACGAGTTTAATCCCAGGAACCATTTCGTTGATACATACTTTCACAGAGTATTTGGTTTAGACCACGGTCGCGATCAAAGTATGGAACTGTTTCCTACTCCCGAAGATCGTGCAAGGGTAGAACAGGATATTGCAGAAAACATCGGCGACAATTTTATTGTTATTCACATGCGTAACTGGTATTGGGCCAATAAAAACATACAACCACAAACATGGTTTCAAATCCTCGAAGGCGTATTTACACAGACTGTTGATACTAAAGTTGTGCTGGTAGGTGGCCCAAATGACATTAGCATCAACGACCATCCACTGATTGTCAACAGACTAGGCGCCTACAACTTACAAGAAGAACATGTGCTCATGAGCCATGCTCGATTGTTTATTGGTGTAGACTCCGGCCCATTCCACATTGCTGGAACATCTGCTTGTCCTATCCTAGCATTGCTAAGTCATGTACGGCCAGAATATATTCTGCCTTACAGGGACGGCGAGCTTGGTAAAAACTGTACAACTATACAAGCCAGTGTTTCATGTGTCGGTTGCCATGAAAGACAAGTTAGACCAGTAAGTCAACTAATCTGCGAACAAAATCAAACTTATCCATGCAATACCGATTGGGACGTGGATGCTATTGTACAAGTAATTTTAAATCACGTTAAATGAAAAACATAACAATGGTTGCCATTGAATGGCAGTGGTATGATTTAACCAAGTATGCAATCGAGCATAGTCTTAATCACATTAACCCATCTGAAGTGCTGATCATTTCTGACAGAGAAATACTGCCCGGTGCCCGCCATGTTATAATGCCCCCGGTTAATAGCATGGCAGAATATGCCAATCTAATGCTAAAGGGTGTAGCAGAACATATCAACACTGACCATGCACTATACGTACAGTGGGACGGTATGGCCAACAATCAAGACATGTGGACTGATGATTTTCTAAACTACGATTACATTGGTGCACCGTGGCCGTGGAAACTCGAGGGCGAGAATGTGGGCAATGGTGGATTTAGTTTACGCAGTAGGCGACTACTGGACTTTATTGCCAATAGTAGCACAGTTAGTTTAACACCAGAGGAACCTGTGGCCGAAGATGCTGTTATTGCTGGACATAAACAACATCTTGAACAGCATGGCTTTAGTTTTGCTCCTACAGCACTGGCTGAACAGTTTAGTTTTGAACTAGGTCAGGTTAGAGACAGTTTTGGATTCCATGGTGCCTGGAACTTTATTACCTATATGTCTGATACTGATTTAGACTACATCATACCACGCATGAGTTACAAAGGTTGGAATGTCTACAAATGGCATCATGTGTTACGTGCGGCTATTGACAGACAAAACACAAATCTATATACTTACTTACTAGAGCAATTGACTGCTAACAATCCAGAGTTATTACAACCTGTAGCCACTTGGCTAGAACGTGAGGGCAACAATGAGCAAAGAATCATCCTTTAGAAAATGGTTGCAGGACATGTATTACGAAAACTGCAACGAGCACGAAATGTTTAACCTTGAACGCTATACTCTTAGCGAATACTTCCAAAAGTACAAATGGTGGCTACGTCGCGAATACCGCCATACTCGTCGTACTTGACTAATAATTCCGTTTAATATAAACTATAGGTATGATAAAATATTTTGCCTATGGCATGAACACCAATTTGGGACAGATGGCAGTTAGATGCCCTAAAGCCCAATCATTGGGTCATGCTGTACTTCCTAACTACGAATTCCGTTTTGCTCGTCACGCAGATATTCTGGAAAATGATGAATATTATGTTGACGGAGTATTATGGGACATTACTGACGATTGTTTAAAATCCTTAGATGCACTAGAAGGTTATCCATTTTATTATGATCGTAAAGAAGTAACTGTTATCCATAATAATAAATCCATTAAAGCAATTACTTATTTTATGTTACCTGATAATATAGATTCTATGCCTAGTCAAGGTTATTTAGATATGCTATATGAAGGTTATAAAGAAAATGCAGTTCCTGTGGCACAAATAAAAGAAGCCGTTAATTTCGTTAAACATTATCAACAACACAAGGAGTATGAGTATTATGTCTAAAATTAAAGATTTGTTAATTGAAGAATATGAAACAGCATTTCCTTATGAGCAGGAATATGAGGCTTGGATGGCCGGGGTGGAACGGGACTTTCAGGACGAACTAGAGCACAGGGCTAAGTTAGTGGTTACTAGCCGTACTAACATTCTGTTGCATAAAAACAACACCGAAGATCTAAGCCCGTTCGCCACTGTAAACAGCTGATTTGACCAATAATTCCGTTTAATCTATAATATAACATATAGTAACAAAACGGAGCAAAAATGGCTTACATCACTCTTCCCAGCGTTACCGGTAAATTTGGTCCCCGTACGGGACTAGAAGGTCCTTTTAACTTTTCGGGCAGAGTGTTGTATTATGACAACAAACAAGGCCAGTACTACGATCCGCTTACAGATTTCTATGTTGAGCAAGCTGAAATGGACGCTATAAATCAAGCATTTTACCAGCGTTTTAAAGCGGTTGCCCAATAATTCAATTAATTGTATAATACTTGTATTGAAACTAAAAAACGGAGCTAGAATGACGAACGCATTTATTAAAATTAAAGCAGGTGCATATCGTACAACAGACGTGTCTGGACAGATTTTCCAATTGGTTGATCAGTTCAAACAAACCGCTAAAGGTGGTTACGTGACGGTTAAGAACGGTGGCAAGTTTCCTGGGTTCCCAGAAGACATCCGTGTCAAAGTTGATGGCATGACTGCATACGATTTTGTAAGCGAAACCGAATTTGTTGAAGCAGGTAATACGCCTGTAGCAGAAGCCCAGGCTGTTGAAGCTTCTGGCGAAACTGACGAGCAAGTAATGGCTCGTATTCGTGAGCGTTTTGAAATTCTTGACGAAATGACTAAAGCCGCTACAAACGGCGACATCCGTGCTATGATTGTATCGGGTCCTCCTGGTGTTGGTAAGAGCTACGGTGTTGAGCAGATTGTTGAAAAAGCATGTTTGTTTGACCAGATTGCTGGCAAGCGTCTCCGTGCCGAAGTTGTTAAAGGTAGCACTTCAGCTCTTGGTTTGTACTGCACTCTGTTCAAGTACAGTGACCCTAACTGTGTTCTAGTGTTTGACGACTGTGACAGCGTTCTGCTTGACGATACTGCTTTGAACTTGCTGAAAGGTGCCCTAGACTCTGGCAAGAAGCGTAAGATTAGCTGGTTGGGTGATAGCCATATGTTGCGTCGTGAAGGTGTGCCTAACAGCTTCAACTTTGATGGTAGCATTATCTTTATTACCAATCTTAAGTTTGATCAAATGAAATCGCAGAAGCTCCGCGATCACTTGGATGCTCTGCAATCACGCTGTCACTATCTTGACCTGACACTGGACACCATGCGTGACAAGATCTTGCGTATCAAACAGATTGCCGCAGATGGTGCATTGTTTGAAGCATACGATTTTGATCAAATCGCACAAGATGAGATCATCAACTTCTTGAGCGATAACAAGAACAATATGCGTGAGATGAGCTTGCGTATGGCAATTAAGATTGCTGACTTGCGTAAATCTTTCCCACTTCGCTGGAAAGAAATGGCTCGTGTAACTTGTATGAAACACGCCTAATATGGACAACGACAAGGCTTTCTTTGGTACCATCTTAGCAATGATGGCCTTGTTGTTTGGATATCCTGTTACAGCATTTTTTATTTTTTTAATTGCGGTGATGTAAATGATTAGAATGTTTCTGGCATTTTTTATTGTGTTTTTTGTGATGTACTATGGCATACCGGCCTTTCGTAATTTGTCAGGTAAAGACAAATGGGACTTGACCAAGCTGGTAGTTTATAGTACAATCTGTGCTATACTTAGTATCGTTGTGCTGAGTTTTATTGTCATCATTTTTTAAAGGAACTTAAGATGAAAAAGAGTGTTATTGCTATTGCTATGTTGTCTATTTTTGCAACTGGCTGTACCCGTATTGAGACAGGTGAAGTTGGTGTTCGAGTAGGCTTCGACAAACAAGTCCAGCAAGGCGAACTGCTACCTGGTTCATTTAATCAAACTATTATTGGTGATGTGCTTACATTCCCAATCAAAGATGTTAATGTTAAACTTGAGGACATGACTCCTGTTGCCAAAGACAACAGCACCATGAAAGACTTTGATGCAGTGGTTATCTATAACATCAATCAAGCTCAAGTCGCTGAGTTGTATAGCCAAAAGAGCCAGGCATTCCATGCTCGCCACAACGGTGACATCTACTTGATGTATAACTACATTGTCCAAACTACTCGTAACGCTGTCTACAAAGAAGCACGTAAGTACGAAGCACTGGATATGGCTGACAATCGCCAGCAAATGGAACAGGCAATTAAAGAGCAAATCCAAAAGACTCTAGCCGATGAAAAGCTAGACGGTAGTTTGGTTATTGGTCAAGTGTTGATTCGTAACATTGTACCAGCTGATAGTGTTGTTGCTAGTGCTAACGAATTAGTTCGTGCTAAAAACGAACAAAAGCAAAAAGAAGTTGAAGTTAAAACTGCCCGACTTGAAGCTGAACGCATGGCCGCCTTGGCTAATCAAGGTAACGCTAGTATCCAGTACATGCAGGCCAAGGCTCAGCTGAACATTTCCGAAGCGGTCAAGGACGGTAAAGTGCAGACTATTATTATCCCTAGCAACATGACATCGTTGATGGTGAACAAGTAATATGTTTTGGGCTCTAGTACTATTTGCACACGCTGGTATGATGAGTGACAAGGATTCCATGGCACTGACTACGGTGCCTGGATTCCGGACTCAGGCAGAGTGCCGCGCCGCAGGCGAAGAAGCTAAAAAGATGGCTTCGGCTACTACCAAGGTAATCAAATACACTTGTATGGAAGTACAAAAGTGATTGGTCAGATACTTTGGCAACGGAACGGCGGCTACTGGCTGTTTTGGTCCAGTGCTGTGTATCTTACTGTAGGGTTGTACTGTGCAATTTATTATAAGGATATTCCTGCCGCGGCAGTTCAACTTCCTTGGTTATTTGCAATTAGTGGACCGTTGCTTTTCCCGCCATTGGGCAGATGGCTTAACATGTCAGTTGATTGGGATATAAAAATGTTTAATTGGTTTAAAAACAAACGCAGTGAAGAAGCCAAAGACAATGTCTATAATCTTCCTGCTCCTAAAGCAGTACCTCAGGTAGAGCCTCCCAAGCAGGAAGAGCCTGCTAAGATTTTTTACAGGCTAGGACTAACCGACAACAATCGTGTTGCTTTTAGCATGGGCTATAGTGAAATCACTATGAACTGGGAAGGCTGTCAACAGATGATTGATCAAATTACATTCTTTCAAAGCCAACTACGCGATGAAGATGGTAACAGTCCAGACAATGACCCAGATGGTGGCTTGCCACTGCCAGCTGAACAAGATAGAAAGGCGGCATAACATGTTTGATAATTTTAGACGTTGGTATTTGCGTAACTACGAAGCCATTACTTGGTTTCTAATTGGATTTATAACACTGGACCTACTTAACAATATTAGTCGAGGTAATTGGTTATTGGTAGCATTTGACGCATTTATTATTGCGGCAAACTACGCATTTGTTTCGAGGCGTTAAACCTGAATAGTTACGGCCATTCCAGATCTAGCTCCTAGGCCGTAATTTTTATGCCCCAAGTGGAAACATTTGGGGCTTTTTTTATTTGCTTTTTGTTGACTACCCTGCTATACTATCATTATGAAAAAGTTTGACCACGTTGAAGATTACTTACTGGCTATTACCGGTTATTTGGATATTGTAACCAACAAGCCAACCTCGGTATTTTATTTTGGCATCAATCCCATTGTTAATCTAGCCAGGTACGATGTAAGTGTGCTAGAGTCAATGACTGATGCTGTTATGCGTAATGTTGCTTTGACGGAAAAGCAAGGCGATCTTGCCTGTAAGATTGTGCTAAAGTACAAACGACAGTTGGCCGCAAAAGCCATTGACGTAACTCCCGTCGAAGATCCCAAGTGGCGTATACCTTTACGCAAAATGGACTATAGTCGTAGTTTAACACTACACGAAGATAGATTGCACCTACGCTTTCCTTTTCAAAATCAGCTGATTGAAAATATCCGAGAGTTTCAAAAGTCCAGTCAGGGTGAAGTTAAGTGGAATCGAGATCTCAAGGTCTGGGAAGTTTCACTTACAGAGTATAATCTCAGTTGGGTATATGCTTGGTGCAAGTCTCACAACTTTGAAGTAGGTCCCGAAATTGACGCACTAATGAAGTTGATCACAGACTGCGAACTTGAACCTTATGCCATTGAACTGACTGTTGATAACGGACGTTTGTCTATTACAAATGCACACAACAGCCTAAATGCTTATGTAGAACAACATCTAGGCGGATGGGAACTGGATAATCTTTTAACGCTAGTAAACGCCAGCAGTAACCTAGGCTATACAATCAATGAGGATCTTGCCAAAGCTATTAGGATCAGTTACGGACATAGATTTTATAATTTGGCAATCAACAGAGAAGTTAAAATTAATCCCAATGGCATAGGTGTTGATGATGATTTTTCAAGTGTGCTAGATTATGCAGATCTATGTCAGTTATGGCCAGTGGTAGTTTATGAGCCAGACCTAAGCAACCGCATGCTAAATAGATTGCAATCCAGATATGCCGAACATGAGATTACCATGGCTGGCAATTCTAAGAATCCTGTAATTACAGAACAAACCAAATACATTCACACCTATAAACCCATACGCAACATGGACACTATTAATCTAGTGATTACCAGTGCTGGTATGGTGTTCGGAGGAGATAAACAACTAATGATTCAACGTGCCAAAAAGATTGTATATTGTGCCGCAGAAGTGTACAATAAGAAAACTGTGGGACGAAAGGTAGCAGATATTGCAAGCTAAATTAATTATCAAAGACGAAGTAAACGTCAAAGTAGAAGGACTAGAACTAGGTACTCGTAAGAAGCTGGTAGACAAGTTCAAGTATGAAGTGCCGGGTGCTAGATATCTGCCGGCTGTTCGTTTGGGACGTTGGGATGGAAAAGTAAGCTACTTTCAATTAGGTGGTAGTACTTATATTAACCTACTGCCCGAGATTATCCCTTTCATTGACAGTGAGGGCTATGACATTGAAATTGAGGATCTGCGTACTTACAGTACCAAGTATGAGTTCAGTGAGTTTGCAGAAGATACTTTTGCCGACAGCGTTTGGCCAGCGGGCCATCCTGCCGCAGGGCAACCTATCACATTCCGCGACTATCAAGTAGAAATTATCAATAACTTTTTGCAGAATCCGCAGAGTGTGCAAGAAGTTGCTACAGGTGCCGGCAAAACAATTATGACTGCCGCATTGAGCAAGAGTGTAGAAGCATACGGCCGTTCGATTGTTATTGTGCCTAACAAAAGTCTAGTGTCGCAAACTGAAGATGACTATCGTAATCTAGGACTTGATGTAGGTGTTTACTTTGGTGATCGTAAAGAGTGGGGCAAAACGCATACCATCTGTACTTGGCAAAGTCTAAACATATTGTTAAAGAATACCAAGTCGGGAGAAACAGACTGTACCATTGGCGAATTTATTGAAGATGTTGTGTGCGTTATTGTTGACGAAGTACACATGGCCAAAGCAGATGCTCTTAAGACATTATTAACAGGTGTAATGAGTCATATACCTATTCGTTGGGGATTGACAGGCACGATTCCCAAGGAAGACTATGCCGCAGTTAGTATCTATGTTAGCCTAGGGCATGTAGTAGGCAAGCTAAGTGCCGCAGAGCTACAAGAAGCCGGTCACCTTGCTAACTGTCATGTAAACATTGTACAGTTAATTGATCACAGTGAATACAATAACTATCAAAGCGAGCTAAAGTATCTAGTTGAAAACGACGAACGTCTTGACTATATTAGTAATCTAGTTCGTAGTGTAAACGAAACAGGTAATACATTGGTGTTGGTGGATCGTGTTAACACAGGTAAAATGCTAGAGCAAAAATTAAAAGACCGTGCAGTATTCGTGTCGGGTGCAACCAAGGCAAAGGATCGGAAGGAAGAATATGATGAAGTGGCTGTTAGTGATGGGAAAATTATTGTGGCGACTTATGGTGTGGCCGCTGTGGGTATTAATATTCCTAGGATCTTTAATCTGGTTCTTGTGGAACCCGGAAAGAGCTTTGTCCGCGTTATCCAGTCTATTGGACGAGGTATTAGGAAAGCAGAAGACAAAGACTTTGTCCAAATTTGGGACATCACGAGTACCTGCAAGTTCGCTAAACGCCACCTCACTAAACGCAAAGCGTTTTACAAAGAAGCGAATTACCCGTTTACTGTAGAGAAAGCAGACTGGAAATGAAAAAGAAATTGTTTAGTTGTGGCTGTAGTTTTATGGCCATTGATACAGAGAATCATGGCATTACAAGTTTTTTAGATTTGTATGCAGACCAAAAAGGATTTGATCACGTTAGTCTTGGGCGTAGTGGTGCTACAAACTTCTTGATACGTTTACAAATTGAAGAAGCTATTAGACGCAATGCCGACTTCGTAGTAATAGGAACAACTACCAGCGATCGTATGGAGATACCTATCCCGGGTAAAGAAAATGACATACAATGGCCAGTTACAATCAAGGATATTGAGTATCGTGGCTATCGCAGTACCAGCGAGCACAATGTAGACACACGTAATCCCAAAATTATCAGCGACAGTATCAACAACTGGACCACAGATTTCTACGACTTTGTACCACACGATAACTTCAAACGCAAAGAAATTACTCCTGAAGTAATTGATGCAATGAAGCACTATGTAGCATACCTGCATAGTTTCCAGCTGGATCAGATGAAAGACTACTTCATTATTGCTGAAGGCCTGCGTAAGCTGATTGCACTAAAGAAAGAATTTGTGTTTATGGGCGGACCTATGTTCTACTGTGACTGGGCATTTGTTGGCGATAGACTGTGGACAAGGCCTCAACCCTGGGACATGCCATATGGGTTACATGAACGTGCTATCAATCATAACCCACAACAAGCACACGACGATTTTGTAAAAGTATTACTAGATATGACACCGCATTGGAATTAAAAGAAAGAAAATATGAGAATATTAACATTAGACAACAAAAGTTATGAGATGAACGAAATACCCGATGAAGTAGAGGACCTGCGTTTTTGTGTGCTAGACAATAGCGACCCAAAAGACCCTGACTACTTTTACATTCCTTTGATCTTTTTAGAATCGTTTAACAGCCCGGCCTTGGTATTGAAAATCGGTCAATGGACTGTTAAGATGCCAGTAGACTGGCAAATACTAATCGGTGAGCCGGACCTGGGGGACCTAGAAGTAGTGCCATTGACCAGCATTAACGACCGAGGATTTAGTGTGTTTACATTCAATCCATTGAGTAGTTTCAAGCCAGAATTTTATCCTGTGGAGATTGTAGACATCTATCAAGACGTCAAATGGTATTTCCCCAAGCTCAAGCCCGGTCAAATGCTAGCAGTGCCACTAGAAGAAGGTAAAGAAAAGCCTTTGTGTGCGTTTTTTGTTAAAGACATCAGCAGACAAAGCGAGGTAGTAGATTACGGTAAGGTATGGTAATATGCAACAAGTATCTGAGTTTAACGTTGGCGGCGAAGTAGTTAAAGACAATGAAACTTATCTACTTAAAGACAACAAATATCTAAATAATCTTGTGCTAAGTAGCACAAAGCTATACCGCGGACAGCAAACACGCGGACATAGACATGCAGGACAAGAAGAAGTTTATTTCTTTGTGCAAGGCTACGGCAAAATGATTGTGGGCAACGAAACAGACGAGCCATTTGATGTAGGTGCAGGAGACATTGTTCTTGTGCCCGACGGAGCATTTCATCGTGTAATTAATGATGGAGAAATGCACATGATCTTTAACTGTGTATTTCAAGGAAAGCGTAATCATTAATGGGCAAACTTAAGCCTGGTGCTACCTACATTTATGAACATGCGGATGGCGTAACTTATGCTAGAGAAGCAGGCGCCCATCCGGGTGACAGAGTAGCTATTGGTTGGACTTACGATCGATTACAAAGAGACGAGCTTGCTAAACGTACCAAGCAATGGGTAGACATACTCTATGCCGCCGAAACAAATCCTGCTTTACAAGAAGCTATAGATCGTGTTATAATCATATATGAACTTAATAAAAAGGAAGATCCACCAGGGTGGCATCCAGTATGACAGATAAACTACACATCAGTAATGAAATGCTTAAATTTGATCTCAAGGATCGAAACTTCTTTGACAACCTTGATGATGATGAAAAGAAAAAGTTTAGTCCTTTTCTAATGATCCGTTGGGGTGCGGCAGTAGAAGGATCTAGTGAGTTACAAAGTTATTATCTTGTTAGTTGTAATGAAAGACTAAACAAGAACTTCTTTGACATCAGCACCAGCCAACATAAAAAGCTACAGTGGTTATTGGCCACAACAGTAAGCCCAGGTATGGGCAAACAGTATCACAAATGGCTTGCGGCCAAGAAAAAAGAAACAGCCAACAACAAAGCAGAAAAGTTTCTTGCTGAAATTTATCCAGCATTAAAGCCCGACGAAATTAAACTATTAGCACAAATCAATGATAAAGACGATCTTAAGCGCCTGGCAAGAGAACATGGATGGGATGACAAGCGTATCAAGTCCGACCTATAAATGTCGGTACTGTGACAAGGCATTTCGTAAGGAATCAACTCTTACGGTGCATCAATGTGAGCCTAAGCGTCGTTGGCAACAAGAAAAAGAAACAGGTGTGCAGTTGGGACTTAAAGCATACTTGCGTTTTTATGAATACAGCCAAGGATCAGCTAAACTAAAATCATATGAGGATTTTGTAACTAGCCCTTATTACAATGCTTTTGTTAAGTTTGGTCGTTATTGCCAAGACATACGCTGTATCAATTACCCTAACTTTTTAGATTGGTTGTTGAAGAACAATAAAAAGCTAGACTATTGGTGCAAGGACAGTATGTATACAGAATGGTTACCAGAATACTTAAAACGTGAAGCAGTACAAGACGCACTAGAACGAGCACTAAAGGAAATGCAAGACTATGCAGACACGCACCCTGAGCTTAAAAACGGTTTTACAGATTACTTTCGCTACGGTAATAGTAATCGCATTTGCCATCATATTGCAACTGGCCGTATTAGTCCGTGGGTAGTGTATAACTGTGCCACGGGCGTGGAGTTTTTAGAAACACTTACTGAAGAACAAGTGGGTATTATTTTACTATGGATAGATCCCGACCATTGGCAACGCAAGTTTAAAGATTACTTGGCCGATACTGAATGGGTCAAGGACATATTAGAAAAGGCAGGCCTATGAGCAAGAAAGATTGGTATTTGACAGCCTGGGTAATTGTTGCTATAATTGCAGTATCGGCATTGCCGTTTGTTTTTCCCAGCGAATCATATTTTCAAGCATTACGAGAATGGAATTTTTAAAGCAACACCTAGCCAAGGTTAAATGGTTTTGTACACTACTGATGTTTTGTGGTGCAGTATCAACTAGTTTAGCACTACATCCGTGGATGAATTTTGTGTTTTTAACTGTGGGCAATGGTGCATGGGCAGTTATACTATTGCGTATGCGTGAATATGCAGCCGCAAGTGTTTTTATTGTAATGTCCACAACCTGGGCCCTAGGTTTAATTAACTATATTTTGCGATGAAATTTAACACCAACGACCCACATAGATATTGACTTTGAACAAAGGCATTCCGAGAGATGATACAGTTAAGGATGCAGTTAGTAAAGCTAATAAAGGTAGAACTGCATGGAACAAAGGTAAAGAACGAACAGAACAAGAAAAACAAAAAATGAGAGAAGGTTGGGCAAAAAGAAAAGCAGAGAGAAGAAATGACACAAACAATTAAGTTCTCTAGTGACATTGACATAGATTTTGGTAATAGAGAGCAAGCATTGGCGTTGCTCAAACATACCCCTGCGGGTATTATCAGAGACGGCAATTTAATCAAACACAACACTGGAGTTTATATCACAGACATTCCAGTAGATCCTTTTACAGGAGTGGCTAGTATAGATCACAAGGCCGCTGAGGATCGTGGATACATGAAGCTGGATTTGTTGAATGTTTCGTTATATACCCAGATAAAGAATGAAGAACATTTGCAGTATTTGATGTCACAAGAGCCACTGTGGGACTTGCTTAAAGAACGTACAGTATGTGAGCAAATGATTCACATAGGCAATCACTACGACACGCTTATGAAAATGCCCGAACCTGTGGATAGCATTCCACGCATGGCCATGTTCTTGGCTATTATTCGTCCGGGTAAGCGACACTTGATTGGAAAAACTTGGAAGGAAGTTGCTGAAACTATCTGGGACGCCACAGAAGAAGGTTACACATTTAAAAAGTCACACGCTGTAGCGTATGCTCATTTAGTGGCAGTTAATTTAAATTTATTCTGTGAAAAAATCAGCTATGGCTACGCTTAAACTTTACGAACCAGCGTAATACTACGGCGTTTACTACGCTTCATTGCCATTTCTTTTAGGCTCGTATGTGGGCCTAATTTTATATCCACGTCTTTGCTGTTCATGGTTTTAACACAAAACTTGAACTCTGCCCAGTCTGCTTTTAAGAACACGTTAATGGGTATCAAGCGATTGCTTTCCCACCACCATTGTTCCCCTAGCTCCAAGAATCGCATCTTTTGTTCTGGGTGCTTTAAACTACCAAAGTCGTAGATGGTTGTGATTTGCTCATCTGCGTTTTGTACAATACCTATATAATCGTTGCCACCGTACACTAGGTATGTAATGAATGGGTACTTGGCTAAAAGCTGTTTAATTTCTTCCACTGTTCTGTGCTAAATATGTAAAAAGACAATCAAAATGATAACTGTCAAAACATATTTATATCCCAATACAGCCGAGGTTCAAGTTTTTGATCCTACGATATTTACAACAAGGAATCGTCAAGTGTATAGCCGACTAATTAAAATTTATCAGGGTATTGATAACCCTATACAAGTCATTATTCGTAATCAAGATCAAAAGGCAGTTAATCTAACAGGCTATGCCATGCAAGCGGATATACAGGATCCTGTGAATCAAGTTACAGTAAGTAGTTACGCTGTAACCTGGGCAAACATACAGCTAGGTCAAGGACAGTTTACAATTGACAGCACTACAGTAAATAGTCTTGAGCAACGATTCTACAAATTAACTTTTAGAACAATTAAAAATTCTGACAACAGCGAAAAACCACTGTATATCGACGACAATTATGGTGTTCCATTAGACTTGCAAGTGCTGCCTGCATATTACTCAACTACAGAAGCCGCACCTTTAAGTGATGATATTGTTGTTGATGGTGGTACTCTATAATGACTGCAAATGTAAAAATTTCACAAATCTTGTTAAAACGCGGTAATACTACCGCGGCAAGCAATTATACTGGACCAATTGGCGAAGTAATTATTGATACCGGATTACGCACTTTGCGTATACAAGACGGCGTAACTGCTGGCGGACATATTGTACAAGGCGCCGGCGGTAGTGGAAACGCTACTACAATTTCCTCAGCAACAGTTACTAATGGTAACTTAATACTTACATTAAGCAATAGTGCTGTAATTAATACAGGTAGAGTAGTTGGCCCTCAAGGACCACAGGGAAACCAAGGTATACAGGGTATACAGGGTATACAAGGTAATACAGGCCCGCGTGGAGAACAGGGTATACAGGGTATACAAGGTAATACAGGCCCGCGTGGAGAACAAGGTCTTCAGGGTATACAAGGTAATACAGGCCCGCGTGGAGAACAAGGTCTTCAGGGTATACAAGGTAATACAGGCCCGCGTGGAGAACAGGGTATACAGGGTATACAAGGTAATACAGGCCCGCGTGGAGAACAAGGTCTTCAGGGTAATGTGGGTCCACGAGGAATACAAGGCAACACAGGTCCTACCGGCACACAAGGTATCCAAGGCAACGTTGGAGCTACTGGTCCACAGGGCATACAAGGCATCAAAGGTGATCGCGGCGATCAGGGTATTAGCGTTACACTGGTAGGTAATGTAGCATTACCTGAAGATTTAACATTTAGTGGCAATGCAGGTGAAGCATATATTGTTACCAGCACAGGCAACTTGTTCTTTTGGAACACGACTATTAGTAGTTGGGCAGATATTGGACCTATTGTTGGACCACGCGGAGACAAAGGCGATACAGGCGAGCAAGGTATTCAAGGAAATGTTGGCTTACAAGGCGAAACAGGACCAACTGGGCCACAAGGCGATCCAGGTCCACAAGGCGATCCAGGCCCACAAGGAGATCAAGGGCCCCAGGGAGATGTTGGCCCACAGGGAGATCAAGGACCACAAGGTGAACAAGGCGTAGAAGGTCCTGCTGGGGTAGGAGTTCCTATAGGCGGCACCACCGGACAAGTGTTGGCTAAAGTTGACGGCGATGATTATCATACTGAATGGGTTGATCAACTAAACAACAGCGGAAACACTAACGTATTAGTCAACGGTAACGTCACAGTAACACTAGATTCAGATGGCTCGCTGTATCTACCCACTGGTGGCGCAATCTGGTTAAACTACGGTTACATTGACCAAGACACTGACCAGGATGGCAATGCTTTACGAGTTAGTGGCGGCAACTGTGTTGTAATCAACACATCAGAGGACGGCCAACAATGGTTATTTGATGCTGTTGGTAACATAACATTACCAACTAATTTATATTTTAGTGCAAGTCCAGCAGTTCAATCTACTGGTATTGTGTTTGGTGACGGTACTTTACAAACAACAGCATTTACTGGAATAACATTTTCCGATATAGTTACAGCCAGTGAAACAGCACCCAACACAGACACCCTTTGGTTTAATACAGAAGAAGCTCGTGTGTATGTCAAATACAATGAGCAATGGGTTGATGCTAGTCCAACAGTACTAGCACCGCCAGACACTAATCCAACATTGGAATCAGTGACATTCAACGATGCTACTGTACAGACTACAGCGTGGACAGGCACAGTTAGTTACAATGACTTAACTGATAAGCCAGTGACTCCTGCGTTTGTGGGCGGTGGTGGTGCTGGCACTTGGCTAACCCCAAATTAAGGTAAATATGACTATGGTAATAACATTTCCACAAAATCCCACAATAGGACAGGAATACTTAGCAGACAACGGTGTGACCTACGAATGGCAGGGCACACACTGGTCAAACGCTGTTCCCACAGCGGCAGGCCGAGCGTTTTATACAGCAGTTGGCGGGTTGGCCAACACAGAAACTTTTAACAACACCATAGACGGTGGCAACGGAGCATAAACTAAATGACAACAAGAATCAAACTACGCAGAGATACAGCCGCTAACTGGCTTGAAGCAAATCCAATCTTATCCGCAGGTGAGCCAGGCTTAGAAACAGACACTGGCAAAGTCAAATATGGTGATGGTGAAACAGCCTGGGCCAGTCTGCCACACGCAGGTGGAGATACATTGGCAGATGATGGTTCAGTAGTAGTCCAAGCAGGTAGCACAGCACACTGGATCGCTACACAGCGTAGAGATCAAGACGATACCTATCCAAGAGCCCTACGCTATGACAGTGCCGGCAACCTGTATGCTCTAACTGAAAGCAACAGTGGTCAAGGTAATGTAGTCATTGTGACCAAATACACAGCCGCTGGCAGCATTGCTTGGCAAAAGACTCTGACTGACAGAGGAGCATTGAACCTGGCCATTGACTCAAGTGACCAGGCCTATGTGGTGACTCAGTTTGGTCCTGAACTACAGATCATTAAGTTCAGCACTACAGGTTCAGTACTATGGGACAAGAATTACAACTACGATGAAGGAACTAACCTAGAAGACGCAGTTATTGAAGAAAAGAATTCAACCAGTCTAGTAGTGGCTGTGGCCGTAACCACTAGTCCTAACTATGCGTTATTGCTAGACATTAGTACTGTCAATGGTAGTGTGAACACACAGAAAACACTGGAGCGAGACGGACAAAATGTATACCCTACAGGTATTGATGTCACTGACAATGGAGCCACAGTCTATATTACTGGTTGGTACTATGACGGTGTTGCCAGCAAGAACAAGATGTTTATTGAAAAGATGACCTCAAGTTTAGTCAGAGTCTGGAGCAAGAGTTTGGACAGTGGCACAGACTACAATATGTATGGCGGTGACTGTGCCAGTGACGCACTGGGCAACATCTATGCTGTGGGCACATATCAAGTTAACACAACTAACGCTAATGGTAATAATTCTCAGTCCGCGGGTATATTAACAAAACTGAATAGTAGCGGTGAGGTACAGTGGACACGCAGAATTGGTCCTGGACCTTGCGGCGGATTTGCCACAGGTCTAACAGCCACAGCCACAGGGGAAGTTTATTTAAGTGCTATAACATTTACTAAAAGAACTGATGGTGAGTATCTTGAGGCTCCAGAGTTTTTACAAACTGCCTACGGCGACAATAAGTTAATCGTGGCTCGCTATGACGCACAGGGTGCTGTGATTTGGCAACGCTATGTGGATGTTGTGAACTTATACGAAAACTACGACAACGAAAGTGTGCGTGGACAGGCCCTAGCAGTCTACGACAACAAGTTTGCCGTAGACGGTTATGGGAACAGCAGTAACACCCGTCCGTGGAACTTCAGCGGCACTGATGACAACGAGTATGATTACTTTGTGGCACAACTGCCCACAGATGGCACAGAGTTGACCATTGGTGATTTAGATTTTACAGAAAGTCGTGTACCAGGACGCTTTGTCACACACGCTACGGTTGATGTCAGCAGTGATATGGTATTAGCCACAGACACTACCACTTTGGTAGTTACCAACTACTCAACAGAGGTTGACCCAGAGGCTCGTGTTGCCAACAACATTGTCAAGAGCGATGTATATCAATACACATTTGGTGCCGATGGCACATTGAATATTCCCAACGACGGCGATCTACGGCTAACACAAACACAGGTAGGTTATCTAGCAGCCATTGGCAGTCCTCAAAACTATAACGACGATATTAACACTCGTGCTATTACTGTAGACAGTCAGGGAAATATGTATGTGGTTGGTGAAGAAGATGATGACAATCAGCCTTGGGTGATGAAGATCGGTCCAGAAGGTGCGATGCTGTGGAGTGTGCGTGTTCAAGAAGACAACAACGGCAACAGCGGCCGCAGTAACGGTATAGCCATACACCCAACCACAGGCAATGTTATGTTGGTCTGTGAGTTCTATGACAACTATACATATAGTGCTCTAATCACTATAGATCAAGATACCGGTCGTATTCTTAACAATCAAACATTCAGCGACAGTGACAGTGATGTCTACTTAAATGACATTGCCTACAACAGCACAGGTGATTATGTGTTGGCCGGCAGCAAGAACGGTGAATTCAGTCCTGAAACTCCAGTCACTCCTTTACAAGGCAGTACCACAGGTACACTTTACATCTCAAGAAGTGATGTACCAGGTAACCCAAGCGGTTGGCAGATTGGTGGCACAGGCTTTAGTGTGTTTGAAAATATTCTCTATATAGAACGCTATGTGGGTGTAACTGGTACAGTTCGTCAAGGCTTGGGTGCTACATTTGACATTATTGACAATGGCAATGGCAGTTATAGTGCTGGTGTTGTCAATGGTGGTACAAACTATCGAGCAGGACACAAGATCAAGATTTTGGGTTCAGCAATCGGCGGAGTAGATGTTACTAACGATATTATCATCACAGTACAGGCTGTAGATGGCAGTGGTGCTATTACTGGTGTAGGCAACTCAGGAACAGCCGCTGGTAGTGTGACTGCTACCTATACAGGTTTATCAGGAACCAACACAGATGTAGGTTCAGGATTTACAGTGACATTTGAAAGTTCAAGATTCAATAACGACTACGCCAACTACAACAACTACAACATTACCAACGGTGGCTCAAACTATGCGGACGGTGATATTATTGTTATCCCAGGTACAAGTCTTGGCGGCACAAGCCCGGCCAATGACCTAACTTGGACAGCGTATGCTCCAGGCGGTACTGTTTCGAGTAGTTATACTCTAGCAGGTACCAGCCAAAGCACCACTTGGAAGTTGGAAACAACTACACAGGCCAACTTTGGTGGTTCAGGTTCGTGGAGCATTACATATCCATTGAGCAGAGAAAACTTGCTGATCACCGAAGACTGGACTCGCACATTTGGTACACGAGCCGACAGCACAGATAGACTCTATGCTGTGGCAGTGGACAGCAGTAACAACATTATCGCAGTAGGTCAAGGTTATGGCCTGTTAGGTGTAGGCAACGACGATGACCTTGCCATGGTCTACAAGTTTAATTCAGCAGGAGCACTACAGTGGAGCCGTAAACTAAATGAACGAGACTATGACTGCTATGCCAAGAGTGTTACGACCATTGGCACAGACATCTATGTCACACACGACAGCAATGACAATGGCGAAACTGTGATCACTAAACTTGACACCGCAGGCACAGTCAAGTGGCAGCGAGTCACAGACAGTGGTGATGATTCAGTGATTGCTCGTACAGCCTCTGGCAACTTATTAGTGACCTGTGAAGCCTACAACGATGACATCGGCGATGATGCTCTTAAAGTGTTCTTGTTAACACCTAGCGGAGAAACTGTTTACAAGCGTTGGCTAATGGCTACAACAGACAGCGACACACGATTCAAGAATGGTCGTTGCTTGGCAGTAGATGCCAACAGTTATTACATCACAGCCTACTTCTATGCCAATGACTACAACTCAAGTATGGCTGCGAGACTACCCATTGACGGCACAGGCACAGGTGAGCACGGTTCATTCCGCTACACAGATGTCAATGCTATGACCGGCAGTTTTAGTGATCCTGGAATAACTGGTGTCAACTATGATGTTGATCCCGTCAACTTGGGAGATGAAAACAACTATGCCGGTCCATTGGCCGACGGTGAAACTGTCACAGTCAAGACTACCAGTACATTTACCGTAGCCTCGGGCGATCTCTATGTTGACACTTTCTATCCCGACTATAGTGTTGAAACTGTGCGTGACACAGATGGTGGACGCATTGTGTTTGCCGACGGCACTACACAAAACACTTCAGCAACAGATATTCCACAACGCAGATATTGGGGACAACGTTATACCCTGGGCATGAAGGATCGCGGACATCACATCTTGTGTTTAAATGAAAATGATGAAATCCTGATTCCTTACAATGCTCGCGTAGAGTTTCCCGTAGGCACAGTGATCACCATTGTTAACATGGATTCAAGTAGTGTTTACATTAACAAAGAAGGCGGCAGCATGGGTCTAATGATTGTAGGCGAAGGCTACTATGACTATGTAGAATTGACACAGTATGGTATTGCTACTCTGTTAAAAGTTGGTCGTGACCAGTGGGCAATCTCTGGTAATGTTCAATCTAACTAAGGAACTAGTATGCCTATATCACAAATCATAATGGCAAGAGGATCCGCTGGCGGCGGCGGTAGCGGTGGCTTTAATGGCTCTCCAGGCCCTGGCACAGGATCTTATCTAAATTCGTGGCCCGGTTCAGAAGGTTGGAGTGTTCAAGGTAGTCCATCTGATCCAGGTGGCGGCATATCCAGTATACCTAACCGTACTTGGGGATGGCGTCGCGTAACCTATCCAGGCATATGGTCTAATACTTTTAGTCAAGGTAACGACAACCCCAGCCTGTTCAGCGGCAGTGAAACAGATGCCACCTATGATGCCTATGGCAGTTTTGGTACCACTGGTCAAAGCGACAACTATGCCATGGAATGGAAAGGCTACATCAAAGCAACTACTACATCAGCATATAACTTTTTAATAGACAGTGACGATGTGGCCATGTTCTGGATCGGATCTGCGGCACTGGATCCTGATTCAAACTTTCCATTAATTACCAGTAACAACAGCAATCAACTCAACAGCAACAGCGTGTTGTTGACAGCAGATACTTGGTATCCTATTAGAATGCGTTTCCAAGAATGGTCAGGTGCTGAACGCTGTCAGGTATTTTTTGGACCCGCAGGCACATCTAATCCGTTGTTTTCTGTATACTACTGGCATAACAACTATGACGCACTGGGTTGGAACACCGGCACCAATGGATATTGATCTACTCGCGGAGCAGATTTTACTACAGCGTGAGTTAAATCCTCAAGATCGTGCGGGCAGAGGCTGGCAGAGTAGAACATATACTGACCAGCCTTTTCCATGGTTTGACGATGTATATAAGGTTGTAGAAGCACAAGAAGGTCCAATAGATTCGTGGTGGATGAATGCGAACACACAGGGCGAATACACTAACTGGCATGCTCACAATCGTTGGCCAAAAGTTGGTGTGCTGTATGTACAGGTACCCGGGGGCGATATAGAGTTTAGGCAGGGTGGAGCATATTGGACAGAGAGTCCTAAGTCGGGAGATTTGTTAGTATTCGCCGGAACATTGGAGCATAGAGTATTGCCTAATACCAGTGAGCAGGTGAGAATAAGCATAGCATTCAACTTTAAATAGTAAATATACAACTTACTAGGAAATCAAATGGAACTAATTCTAGCAACTTTAATAATGACGCACATTACCATTGTGTCGGTCACACTATACTTGCATCGCTGCCAAGCACATCGTGGGGTTGAATTTCATCCTGCTCTGGCACATTTCTTTCGTTTTTGGTTGTGGCTTACCACTGGAATGACCACAAAGGCCTGGGTAGCAGTACATCGCAAACATCATCAAAACACAGACGTGGCAGGAGATCCACACAGCCCGCATATCTTTGGTATCAAACGATTGTTGTTGGGCGGTTGGAGTTTATATCATGAATCCACTAAAGATCCGCAAATGGTAATCAAGTACGGCATGGGCACACCCAAAGATCGTGCGGAACGTTTCTATACTAGATATCACCGCCATGGATTTATACTGATGTTATTGATAGATTTGGCCTTGTTTGGCGCCTGGGGATTATTGGTTTGGGGCATACAGATGATTTGGATTCCATTCTGGGCCGCAGGGTTCATCAACGGTATAGGACATTGGTGGGGTTACCGTAATGGTAAAACTGATGATCACAGTCGAAATATAATGCCGGTGGGCGTTCTGATCGGCGGCGAAGAACTGCATAACAATCATCATCTAGATCCTGCAAATCCAAAATTCAGTCGTCGATCTTGGGAATTTGATATTGGCTGGATGTATATCAAATTATTTGAATTTTTAAAACTGGCTAAAATTCGAACAGTTTAATCTTGCAATTAGTATTATTTTAGTGTATACTAACTGGAATGTTGAACTCTATTCAAGACGCCGTAAAGCTACTACTTCCTTCTAAAAAGAAAACTAATGCAACTTCAGGTTGGATTAGTTTCAATGCGCCTTGTTGTCATCACAATGGTGAGTCAGCAGACACACGTGGGCGTGGCGGACTGGTTGCTAACCCAGACGGCGGTATCAGTTATCATTGTTTTAATTGTAACTTCAAGGCTAGCTATGTTCCTGGTCGTCACTTAACCTACAAGTTCCGTAAACTATTAAGCTGGCTTGGTGCCAGTGAAAATGAAGTTAAACGTCTAGTCATTGATGCTATTCGTGTTAAGGAATTAGTTGCCCCTGAACAATTAGAAAAAGTTGAACGGGAAGAGGTTACATTTAAAGTAAGAACCTTGCCCGATCAGGCACAAACACTACTAGCGTTGAACACATTCTATACTCTTAACGGAGATCAAGATGTACCAGAAGGATTTCATAAGAGTGTGTGCTATCTAGCAGATAGATGCGTAGACTTAACCAAGTACGACTTTTACTGGACACCAGAAGCACAGTATAATTTGCACAAGCGTGTAATTATTCCGTTTACTTGGAAGAATCAAATTATTGGATACACAGCCAGAACATTTGACGAAGGCGTAAAACCTAAGTATCATTCCAACTACGAACCCAACTATGTATTCAACATTGACAAACAATCGAAAGATTCAAAGTTTGTTATTGTAGTAGAAGGCCCGTTTGATGCTATGGCCATTGATGGTATTGCAGTACTAAGCAACGAATGTAGTGAAGTACAAGCAGACATCATTGATAGTTTAGGCAAGGAAGTTATTGTTGTACCCGATGCTGATCGTGCAGGCACTAAGTTAGTTGATGCGGCTATAGAATATGGTTGGCATGTCAGCTATCCCGTTTGGCAAAAAGATTACAAAGACGTTGGTAGTGCAGTAGAGGCACTGGGTAAATTGTTTGTTTTGAAAAGCATACTAGCCGCAAAAGAAACTGGCAAACTTAAAATTGAGTTACTCAAGAAAAAATTGTATAATTAATAATATATGTCAACTAAAGAATACAGTCCAGAATTACAAAAACTATTTTTAGAAATGATGTTGAATGACGCACAGAACTTTGTGCGTGTGCAGAACATCTACAATGCTGAAAACTTTGATCGCAGTTTGCGTGAAACTGCAAAATTTATCACAGACTATAGTGCTCAATACAGCACTCTTCCCACTATAGAACAAATTCGTGCAACCACAGGTGTTGAACTAAAACCTGCTGGCGAAATGTCTGAGCATAACGAATGGTTCATGAGCGAGTTCGAACAGTTTACTCGCAGACAAGAACTAGAACGTGCTATTCTTAAATCCGCAGACTTGTTGGAAAAGGGCGAGTATGATCCTGTGGAAAAACTAATCAAAGACGCAGTACAGATTAGTTTAACCAAAGATCTTGGCACAGACTTCTTTAACACAGCCGGTGATGCTCTTAACAGATACTTTAATCAAGGTGGACAGGTTAGCACAGGTTGGCCTACTTTGGACAAGATTTTATACGGTGGATTTAGCCGTGGCGAACTAAACATTTTTGCAGGTGGATCTGGATCAGGTAAATCCTTGGTTATGATGAATATTGCACTCAGCTGGTTACAACAAGGACTTAGCGGTGTTTATATTTCCCTAGAACTTAGTGAAGAATTGTGTGCATTGCGTACAGCCGCTATGTTGGCCAATACCAGCACAAAAGATATTCGCAAGGACATTGACAGCACAGAACTAAAAATTAGAATGGTGGGTAAAAAGTCCGGTACATATCGTATCAAGTCCTTACCAGCACAAAGTAACATCAACGACATTCGCAGTTTTGTTAAAGAATATCAAATTCAAACAGGCAACAAAGTTGACTTTATGATGGTTGACTATTTGGACTTGCTGATGCCAGTAAGTGCAAAAGTTAGTCCCAACGACTTGTTTGTTAAGGACAAGTATGTGTCAGAAGAATTGCGTAACTTATCTAAAGAATTAGGTGTGCTACTAGTAACAGCATCGCAGTTAAATCGTAGTGCCGTGGAAGAAATCGAATTTGACCATAGTCATATTTCCGGTGGTATTAGTAAGATCAACACAGCTGATAACGTGTTTGGTATTTTTACAAGTCGTGCTATGAAAGAGCGTGGACGTTATCAAATTCAGTTAATGAAAACTCGTAGTAGTAATGGCGTGGGCATGAAAGTTGACTTAGAATACAACATTGAAACCATGCGTATTACAGATCCGGGCCCAGATGCACAAGAACATTCAGGTGGTCCCGTACAAGCCAGCAGTATTTTAAGTAAAATTAAAACCAGCACTACAGTATCTGCGTCTACAAATTCAGTAGATCAAGACACAGGCGAAATCATGCCCAAAGTTACGGGCGAAGCACAAAGCAACAAGCTCAAACAGATGCTTGCAGGTTTGAAAGCCAAAGAATAATATTTCAACTAAATATAACTAAATTGGAGTAGAATCTTGCAAAAGCGTACTCGCAGTATTTTAGACGAGCTAGACGGGTTATTACAGCACAAAGACAAGGGAAATCTTGTGGAATCACGTGCCAGTAATGTTATCGCCGGTGCTATAAATCTAATAAACTACATTAAAGAGAACTTTGACGCTGAACAAGCCGATGAGTTAGAACGCCGTTTACTCAACAGTATTCGTTCGCAAGATCCTACCAAGTTCACACGCGGAATTAGGAGAATGCGAAGCAATGAAAACTAACGAAATTATCATCAATGAAGGCCCACTAGATTTTGCTAAAAATGTAGCCGCAGGCTTTAAAGGTTTAGGACAAGGTGGTTTAGCAGGTGCTAAAGCCGCTTACGGTGCACAAGACGCCGCAAACAAGCAAGCAGATAAAACTGGTACAATTGTTAAAAAAGCAATTGATCAGTGGAATGCAACTGCCGCACAAATGGCACAAGGTGGCCAACAAGCTACTCCAGAACAAGCAACCGCTTGGTTAACAAAATTCTTAGGTAAAGCTCCTGCAGGTAAACCAGCTGGTGCCAACCCTGCTCAGATCAGTCAGTTCATTACACAAGAAATTCAAAAGTATGTTGCAGACCGTGCCGCACAAGGTCTAGGTCAAACAGCCGCTCCTGCCGCTGAACCAGCACCAGCACAAGCTGCCGCAGAACCTGCACAAGCACAGACAGCACCTGCCGCAGAACCTGCACAAGCAACAGCACAAGAGCCTGCCGCTGTCGAGCCGGCTGCTCCTGCGGCACCTGCTAAGCCTGGTGCAAATGAATTTGCTCAAAAGTTACAAGCAGACTTTGAAGCGTTTGTTAATGCAGGTGGTAGCACAGGTGCTCCGGCTGTTAGACAAGCAATTAAGAGTATGTGGATGCAGACCGGCGGTACTAAAGCTGAAAGCAAAAAGAATACTAAAAAGCCTGTATGAAAATAACAGAAATTATTGTTGAGAGTCGGCTAGACGAGTACGGTAATAATCCCAACGACTCTAGCGATCCAAAGATTGCTGGCGGTGTACCACAAGCAGTTGGCAACCTAAAGTCACGACGCCTAGCACGAGCACAAAAAACTCAACAACCAGCGACCACACCTGCCGCAGAACCGGTACAAGCACAACCTGCATCAATTGATGCTGTACCAGCGGCTGACACACAAGGCGATCAAACGGCAAGCAAGCCTGCAAAAGCGTCTAAGCCAACTCGTTCGCCAATTGACGATTTACTTGATGCCCCGGATAGTGTTGCTACTCCAAAAGTTAAACAACAAGACACCGATAGCTACATACAAAAATTAACAAACATTGTTAATCATGCTGGATTAAAGAGCAACTATGCAGTTGGCCAGTACAGTCTTGACAAGAAAGATCATAGCACTGGATATGAACTTAATCAGCAGATTTGGAAAAACGCTAAAGTTAGCGCCAACAAAGATCAAATTAGTTTGCCATCATATGCTGATGCACCTGCAACGACTTATAATCGCAAGGGTAAAGATTGGTACGACAATACTGGTGCAATAGTACAAGACAAAAATTTATTACAAGCACTAACCGCAAAGGCAGCATAATGTTTTTATACGAAGGCGGAAACATATTTGGAGACGGAGCAATACCCAAGCAGTATGTACAGGGTATTGTAAATCACGTTCAATTAGATATGCCCAGTGGTATCAAAGCTATACCCAACATTGGGTCAGCTGGATTTAAAGTAGAGTCTGGCGACATGGATTTGTTTGTTGATGCTGATGCAGTAATGCAAAAGTTTCAAGCCGAAGATGAAAAAGCCGCCAAAGTAGCATTAGCAGAATTCTTTAATGCTAAAGGCTATCCTACAAAGATCAGTGGTCGTAATGTACACATTGAAGTAGCATACAAAACAGAAAAAGGTCCACGTACTGCACAAGTTGACCTAATGGTTATCAAAGATGCAGAGCGTGTAGCAGACTGGCATCAACACGGCCCACGTGGTATGTATGATGATCCTAACTTTAAGGCCGCACACCTATATATACTCTTAAACAGCATCGCCAAACACCTTGGACTAAAAGTAGATGCATTTGGTGGTACAGTTATGCGTCGTGACAACAATGAAGTTGTTGCCAACAATCGCAAAGACGCCGCAAAGATTTTATTGAATCCTAAAGCAAAACCGGATGATTTAAATAGTGTAGCTACAGTAATGGCCGCATTGAAGAACGACCCCGACAGGGATGGTAAACTAGCACAAGCTAGACAGGATGCCGCTAAAGGCGTTATCAGTTTACCAGAAGATGTACAACCGGGCACAGCCGCTTGGTTTAGAAACATTACAGGACAACTATAATGAAAATTACAGAAATTATCACAGAAGCAGTCAAGCAACGCTTAGATCCTAAGTGCTGGACTGGCTACAAGAAACAAGGTACTAAGATCAAAGGTGGCGTTAGAGTCAATAACTGTGTTAAAGAACAGTTAGAAGAAACCTACGACGGCGATGCTTTTTATGAAGCCTACGGCGAAATTGAAGAAACACTAGAAGAAGCAGAATACCGTGGTCGCAAAGTTCCGCTAGGCAAACCCATGCGTGGCGATGTTAAAAAGTTTAAAGTTTATGTAAAAGATCCATCAACAGGTAACGTTAAAAAAGTTAACTTTGGTGATCCTAACATGAAGATCAAGAAATCAAATCCAGCACGTCGTAAGAGCTTCCGTGCTCGTCACAATTGTGCTAACCCTGGTCCAAGAACAAAAGCAAGATATTGGTCTTGCCGTAAGTGGTAAATGATACTTTTAGAATTCATACGCACCTTAACGGAAGGTACCCGCATCGACCATCCCGAGGATTTAATCTTCGGCGAGGGCAGTACAGGTGCGGCCCGTGCTATACAAGCCCTAACAGATATTGCCAATAACCCAGAAACTGTAACAGTTAAATGGGACGGGTTTCCTGCCGTAGTGTTTGGTCGTAACGTGGACGGTGTACTAGTTGTTGCAGACAAGCACATGTTTACCAAGAAAGACGGCACAGGTCGTGTTACCAGTTTAGAACAGTTTATACAGTACGATGCTAACCGTGGTGCTAACCGTGGCGATCTATACGAAAAGATGCGTGTTCTATGGCCAGCGTTAGAGCAAGCAGTGCCTGCAAACGATCGTGGCTATTATTGGGGCGACTTGTTGTGGGTAGGCGTTCCTCCTGTACAAAATAATCGTTTTGTGTTTAAGCCAAACACAGTTACATATAGTGTCGATGCCAAGAGCAGTTTAGGTCAGCGTATTGCTAACAGCGTGGGCGGCATTGTAATTCATCAATTCTTTCCAGACTTTGATCAAGAACCGGTAGTACTAAATGGTACAGGCAATTTAAACTTAAATAGTCCTGTGTGCATTTTTACACCACGCATGGATGTTACTCCTAAAATTGGCCAGCCAGTGCGATTAATTAAACAAGCACAAAGCAATCTTAAAAAGTATAGTGTGGCCATTGATAAGTTGTTAGATCCAGTAAGTCTTGCAGAAATTAAATGTAAAGATTTGCCGGCACTGATGCAGAAATTTGTCAATGCAAGAGTACGTGGCGAATCACGCACATTTGCAGAATGGGTACCCACAGTAGTTACTAGCGCCAAAGCTAAAAACTTGCTAGGTGATAACCAAGACGGCTACTTGTATCAATATGCCGGCGGGTTAAACGGTGCCTTTCAGTTGTTTGATGATATTACTGCTATCAAGCGTAGTTTAATTGAACAGCTGGATAATCAACAGGGTGCAGTACAAAGCAGTATCAACGGCAAACAGGGCGGTGAGGGTTATGTTTTCCCAACTAGCCAAGGACTTATCAAGCTAGTTGACCGTGCAGAATTTAGCGCCGCAAACTTCGCAAAAAACCCGTAATTTTTAGAAAAAGATAAATATTTACATGAAGCTTATATAGCTCATTAAATTAAGGAGATTTAAAATGGCAACAGTAGTACGCACAAACGGCGCATCAGAAAATTTTGGTGCATTTGGTCGCACAGTACAAGTTTTATCTTGTGCCGCAACAAACATGACACAAGCTCAGATCGACACATTGATCCAGGCATTACAAGTAACTAACTCAGTATCTGGTATCAGCGAATTCACAGCTGGCACAACAGACACTTTGTACGTTGCAGTTGAAGGCCCAACAGTAGCTGACGCTACAATTGGTGCATTCACAGTTACAACAGCAATGACATTTGTAACTAAGTAATTAGTTATTTAGATGCACAAAAGGCCCTAGTTTATCTAGGGCTTTTTTTATGGCCATAAGTAATAGTATGGCAACAGAGTTTTTTACCGTATATAGTTTAGTTGATATTACTGCCACTGGGGTTACTAGACTCACAGTGGACAACGAACATGTTAGAAATCAACAGCGTAATTGGGAAACTGTGTTGCAAGTATTCAGTATGAAAGCACAACCTGTACACATAGAAGGCCCTGTTTGTACAGAACTAGATGTAGGGTATTTAAACTTTGGTGACATGTTTGAAGGTCATCATAAAGTATGGGTAGCTTGTATAGGTGTTGAACATGCTGATGTATATTTAGAAGATGACGATCCTGTTGCAAAGTTAAAAACAGATTTTGCTCAGGTGCCAGTAGTTACAGGATTATCTGAGACTGCACGTTTTATGTTGCCAATCTTTTACACCCACGGTAGTATAAAAAACATATACTTTAAACCGGGGCAAATTGATGTAAATAGTATATGATGCTATCAGGCACACATAGGCATAACACAGGCACCCATAGGCAACAGTATCAACGCATCGCTTATTAATGAGAGAAAGCGGAGACAATATCATGTCCACTAAAGAATTTGAAAAGACTAGTCTTGATGCCCACGTAGAATTATGTGCGGAAAGGTATGGACAGTTGGATAAACGATTGGGGCAATTAGAAGAAAGAACTGCCAAAATTGAAGAGCTGGTTATGGAGATTAAGGAAACAATTTCCGAATCATCGCATGGCCAAAGCAAACAATTAATCACCGTTGGTACTACAGTCATTGGCGTATTACTTACAGCAGTTATTGGTCTAATTACTCACTTAATTTTAAAATGAAAATAGTAGAACTACTTAATAGAGTGCAATTATCTATCAGCAATGAAGAAGCTGATATTCTGGGCAAATTTAACGAAAGCTCAGAATTGCACAGGGCCGACTTCACGCCACGGGAGTTACATGTGGCAAATCAATTAGTCAACAAAGATGTTTTGTTGAGAAGGAATCAAAATGGCCGGATCACGTACAAAAAGAAAATACCCGAATAAAAATAAAGCAGTTATTAAGTCTCAATTAGAAACAGCCGCAGACTTAGTAAGTGGTTATATTAAACATTGGACACGCCAAGAAGCCGATCGTTTATTAAAGACAGAAAATACGCCATTAATTGTACCAACTAAAACTGGATGGAAAGTTGGTCGGTATGAAATAATCACACAATCACAGGGCTACTGGACTGTGGTTGATTCTAACAAAGAAAATCCCCTAGATTTTGCAGAAAAACGTAGTGCTATACTATACTGTATAAGTCACCAAACTCGCAGGTACAGTTTAGCACACGATGTCTTGCTTAAAGATCAACAATATGCTAAACTACACACAGATCACATATACTACGAGCACTGTATTAGACGTGCTGTAAAGCGAAACGACATGTTTACAGTAGATGCATTAAGAGCACGTAGTGACGATACCAAGCACAAATTAGAACTAGCTAAAAATGATTTACAAAAAACTTTAAATCAGGCTAAATATATTAAAATCTGGGACAACCTATTATGAAATTAACAGAAATGAACTCTAAGCCAACAAGCACAAAACTAAACAAAGTTATGGAAAGCCGTTTTGGTTTTGCCGTTGACTATGAAAACCTAACAATGCCTAAAGCATATAAACTAGCAACTTCTATTACAGAGAGTTTGTCTAGCATTAAACGCACACACGGTATTCACGTTGCTGAAAAGAACCCTAAGTACATGGAAATGTTTATGGTTCGTGAAAGCCTACACCGTTGGATGGTTGAAAACCAAGGACGTTTCTTAGCTGAAAGCGAAATGGCCAAATCAGAAGCTATTCTTGCCGCCAAGGACATGGTTGACAGCATTCAAGACATGCTAGAAAAAATCAGCAAAATGCAAAACGAACAGTTGCCTGCGTTACTAGATACGATCCGTGATCAAGTTGGCACAGAACAAGCTGAAGGATTTAAAGGTTCAGTAAGTCCGTTGCTACAGCAATTAGCACAAACACTACAGCAAGGCCGTGAGACAGCAGACAATGCCGCTCGCACACTAGCTGGCGAAGGTGGCAGTGATATGAGCATGGGTAGTGACCTAGGCACAGATTTAGGTGCTGATCTAGGCGCTGAAGCACCAGCTCCAGAAATGGCTGCTGATGAATTTGCTGGTACAGATGCTGCCGCAGGTGGCGAAGAAGAACTAGGTCGAGAGAAGCGTTAATGCGACTTAATGAGTTTAGCGGCACTTACGAAGACATCATTGAAGATGATGCAGACTCACGCGGCGATGCTAATTTAATCACCGCATTAGAGTTTCTACGTAGTCGTGGTCAGCAAAAACACCTAGTACCAAAAGTCCGTGTCGACAGCCTAATACAAATGGTACAAAACACTGGACATAAAGAATTTAACTTCGAAGCACTACAGGGTGCTTTTAAAACCAACGATACAGTTAAAGGCTTGATCAAGGATATCAAAGATGATACCAATGGAGTTAAGTACGTGTACTTGACTGGATTTGATGATAGCGAAGATGAAGCACTAGGGACTGATGCACCGAAATCCGCACCAGAAAAAACTGTAGCCGGAATGGCAAATCGAGCACTAGACAAACGTAGTTAAAGAAGTTATAATAACCCAAAAGGGGCATATTATGGCTTATTCCGACAAAGTAATTGATCACTATGAGAACCCACGTAATGTGGGTTCCTTCGCTAAAGACGATCCAGATGTAGGCACTGGTATGGTTGGTGCCCCTGCTTGCGGTGACGTAATGAAACTGCAAATTAAAGTAGAAAATGGAATCATCACAGATGCAAAATTCAAAACATATGGATGCGGTTCAGCAATCGCAAGTTCAAGTCTCGTTACTGAATGGCTCAAAGGACAAACTCTTGACCAGGCGTCAGCTATTAAAAACAGCGACATCGCCGAGGAGTTGGCTCTTCCACCTGTTAAAATCCATTGCAGTATCCTCGCAGAAGACGCAGTAAAAGCCGCAGTAGAAGATTATAAGAAGAAGCACGATGTGTAATTGCTTGTTTTATGTGTTGTGGATGCGTTTTCGTTGGGGTGGTAAAATACACTTTCACAAAAGTCGAACTTGGGCAGGATTTCATGTTGTATGGACCAGTCCCAATGGCAGTCAATGGGAATACACCTTAGCAAAACCTAAACGTCGACCTTGGTGGTATGTGCCACTTTGTTACAAAGGAGTAGTTAAAAGAATTATATGATTACAATAACTGAATCTGCTAAAGAAAAAATACAAGATCTATTAATCGAAGAAAACAAGCCCGGCCTTAAAGTTCGTGCATTTGTACAAGGTGGTGGCTGTTCAGGTTTTCAATACGGCTTTACCTTTGACGAAGAACAAAACGAAGATGACTTTGAATTTGGCGGAGTGCTAATTGATTCAATGAGCATGCAGTACTTGACTGGTGCCACTATCGACTATCGGGATGAAATACACGGCAGTCAATTTGTTATCAGTAACCCCAATGCACAAACTACCTGCGGATGCGGCAGTAGCTTCAGCGTATGATCACACTAACACCGGCCGCAGTAGCACAAGTTAAACGACTGCTGACTAAACGTGGCAAGGGTGTTGGTATTCGATTGGGCGTTAGAACCACAGGATGTAGCGGATTAGCATACACATTAGAGTATATAGATTCATATGAAGCAGAACCTGGTGTTACAAACTTTGCACAGGACGAATTTGTAGTGCTGGTAGATCAGAAATCCTTGGCATACATGAGTGGGCTAACAGTCGATTATGTTCGGCAAGGGCTCAATGAAGGTTTTGAGTTTCGTAATCCCAACGAACGAGACCGCTGTGGATGCGGAGAAAGTTTTAGAGTTTAATGATTAGCACAGAAACATGCCCTTTTTATCAAGGGTTAGATAATTATTGGCAAGAACAAAAAATTCCGTATATATCGCACAGAGCAAATACAAAAACCAATTGGTCTGGCACTGATAGCGAAGAAAATTTTAATCTAAACCCAAAGCCTGGGTATACTAAAAACAGTATTGTGTATCAATATAATTCCAATGGCTATAGATCAATGGAGTTTGATTTAACAAACTCAAAATCATCTATTCTGTGCCTAGGATGCAGTTTCACTGAGGGAGTTGGTGTGAACTACAATGAAACGTGGGTAAGTAAAATAGCCGATTATTTTCCTGAATATAATACTTACAATCTAGGTGTTGGTGGCAGTTCGGGGGATACAGTTGCAAGAACATTATATTCAATTGGTAATATGCTAGATACAAAAATAGTTTTTATACTTTGGCCGCACATTACTAGATATGAATTATATAATCCAGGTGCACCGACTAACGAATCAGCAAATAGCAAATTTTCTTTTAACAGAGATTTGGCGTCAGACACACATGCATTTAATTTACGAGAAAAAAATAAAGCCATAGTTAAATTATTAAGCCGTACTTATAATTTTCACGTTGAGCAAGAATTTGTTGATAACATAATACACCAGCACGGCAATAATTTAAAATTATTAGACACAGGAAGAGATAATCATCCTGGACCACAATGGCACAATGCTATGGCACAACTTTTTATAAAGAGATACAATGATAATTCAAAGATATAATTACACGCCGTGCGATCGCACAACCGTTGACGGCAAACGTCATTATTGCTTACCCAATGGATCTAAAGTACCGAGTGTTACTACTATTTTAGATAAGACCAAACCGCAGGAAAAACGTGAAGCATTAGCCAATTGGCGTAAAGCTGTAGGCGAAGAACGTGCTCAACAGATCACTACAGAAGCCGCTAACCGCGGAACACGTATGCATGCCTACTTAGAGACTTATGTGCAAAGCGGAGATATGAAACCCTTGCCCACTAACCCTTATGCTCATCCCAGCTGGTTTATGGCCGCGGAAATTATTCTACAAGGCCTGGGCAATGTAGATGAGTTCTGGGGTGTAGAAGTACCGCTGTATTATAGTGGGTTATATGCAGGTACCACAGACTGCCTGGGGCTATGGAAAGGCAAGCCAGCAATCATGGACTTTAAACAAACCAACAAGCCCAAGAAGCGTGAGTGGATTGAAGATTACTTTTTGCAATTAGCGGCCTATGCACAAGCACACGATCACATGCATGGTACTAGCATAGATCAAGGTGTAATTTTGATGGCTTGCCAGCCTAAAATGTTGGAAGATAACACCTATTCTAAGCCAGAATACTTGGAATTTACTGTAGAAGGTGCTGAATTTGAACACTGGAAAAATGAGTGGAACAAACGAGTAGAGCTCTATTACCTAACCTGCTAAATACTAGATATAACATTATTTGAGGGTTAAGCCATGGCAGTAGTGCAAATAAGCCGAATTCAACATCGCAGAGGTTTACAACAAGATTTACCTAACTTATCATCAGCTGAGCTGGGCTGGAGTGTAGATGAGCGTCGTCTATATATTGGTAACGGTACAACAGCCGAAGGTGCTCCTGTAGAAGGACGCACAGAAATTCTAACAGAACACGCAGATATTTTAGCATTAGCCAACAGCTATACATTTAAAGGGTTGGCTGCAGGTTTCCAAGTGGTTACTGGTGTAGATGCACTACATCCTATTGTACGTACACTACAAGATAAGTTAGATGATTATGTTTCCGTAAAAGACTTTGGCGCCATTGGTAACGGTGTAGCCGATGACACAGCCGCTATTCAGCGAGCACTAGAGCGTACATACGGATCTAGTCAAAGTCAAATTGCCAGCGGCAAACACAGAACAATTTATTTCCCAGCAGGCACGTACAGAGTTACCAGTACAATCGATATTCCCCCTTATTCTCGTCTACAAGGCGAAGGAAAACGTAGCACAAGTCTCGAAGGAAGTTTTGACGGCCCTATAGCACAATTCGCAGACAGTGCCGGACAAGTTGGTGTTGATTTTGGTGCGCCAGTGGGAAGTGTACAACCTGAAATTGCTGAATACCATTTCAGCGACATGAGCTTTATACAAAAGTCACTGGACTACGATCAAAGCTGTTTAGTCATTGACGGAGGATTTACTGCTACTTTTAACAGAGTTATGTTCCGCGGTATGTTGGATAAAACCACAGCTGACTATGCAGGATCTACTAGTCTTAATCATCCTGTGTATAACGTTGAACGTGCCAGTGGCATTGCCGCTGTATGTGTGAATAACAATTCAGAACATGAGATAGTTAGAAATTTAGTGTTTACACAATGCGACTTCATGGACCAGAACTATGGTATAGAACTTAACAACGGTGTAGTTGGTGTTAGTGTAACCAGTTGCTTCTTTGATCATTGTTACCATCACATTGTGGCCGGTAACAATAGTGTTGATCCAAATGCATATATTCCTTATGGTATCAGCGTATATGATAACTATTATCGTTACAGCGCCAAGGAAAGTCTACGTTGCTATCCTTATGTTAATAATGTAATGAGCCTTGGTAACATTGTTACTGCCGCTGGCCTTGACGACCACGAAAGCGACACACCGATCAACAATGCAGCCGGTTTAGCAACCAGTGCCGCTATTAAATTTGAAGACAATAACAACTTCAGTATTGCTGACAGTTTTGATCGCAACGATACAGACTATGCTTTGTTCCCTAACATTGACTACGGATCTTATAATTGCTACATAGTAGGACAGGATCTAGGAATTGTCAACGGTCGATTGACCACTGGTAGAGGTAATACCCTTGAGCTAGAAGAATCTGCAACAACAACCAGTGTTGGCCTTAAGTATATTCCATCTGGGTATAATAATCTTAAATTAAATTATGTTATCACACACGATGGTGCCACACGAACCGGAGAGATGAAAATTGTTAGACGAAGTGGTGCATATTACTTTGACGAAGATTATACAGAAACCGGGGACGTAGGCTTTGATTTTAATGTCAACGGTGTTACCGGGGATATTACATATACTTCATCTGTAGTGTCGGATCCTATTTTGTTAACATCGAATATCGAATATTTAAACTAAAAAAATATGTGGAAACTCAAAGCTGACGAACGTCTGGTTCGCTGGCGTGCTTTTCGAAAAACTTTAGATAGTTTACCAATAGAAGAAAGTCTTTGCCAAACACAAGAGTTTTGGCAAAGCTGTCCTTTTGACCCTTATTACTTAGATCCAGATCGTCCTGATAGTTGGCCAGATCCCTGGCAATTAATTGAGGAAAATTGGTATTGTGATCTTGCAAAAGCTCTTGGAATGTTGTACACTATATACTTTACTCAGCACAAGCCAGATATTGAATTAAGAGTTTATGTTGACCCTGATACTAGGTATACATACAATTTAGTATGGGTCGAGCAAGGAAAATATATTCTTAATTTGATTGAAGATAAGATTGTAAATAAAGAACACGTCAACAAAAAATTAAAATTAAAAAGAATCTACACAAGTGCAGATCTAAAATTAAAAGATTATTAAGAGGAATCAATGAGTCAAATATTAGTCACAAAACGAGACGGACGTCGAGAGCCGCTAGATATTGAAAAGCTACACAAAGTTGTATTTTGGGCCACAGAAGGAATCACAGGAGTCAGTGCTAGCGAAGTAGAAATCAATAGTCATGTGCAATTCTATACTGGTATTAAAACAGCAGACATACAAGAAACTTTAATTAAGAGCGCCGCAGACTTAATCAGCGAGGAAGCTCCTAACTATCAATATGTTGCAGGTCGTCTTGTGGGCTATCACTTGCGTAAACAAGTATATGGCAACTATCAGCCTTGGCCACTAATCCAGCTGGTCAAGCGTAATGTTGAAATTGGCTACTATGACAAAGATTTACTAACAGCCTACTCGGACGCCGAGTGGGATCAATTAAATTCCTATATACGTCACGATCGTGATGAGCAGTTTACTTATGTGGCCATGGAGCAGTGGAGAGGCAAGTATTTGGTTCAAAATCGTGTGACCAAAGAAATCTACGAAACCCCTCAAGTGGCTTACATGTTGATTTCAGCAACACTATTCCAAAGCTATCCTAAAGAAACACGCCTGCAGTGGGTTAAGGACTACTATGATGCAATTAGTAATTTTGATATCAGCTTGCCTACTCCTGTTATGGCCGGTGTACGCACTCCGCAAAAACAATTCAGTAGTTGCGTTCTCATTGAGACTGATGACAGTCTTGATAGTATCAATGCCACTACTAGTAGTATCGTTAAGTATGTCAGCCAAAAAGCCGGAATTGGTATTGGTGCAGGACGAATTAGGGCTTTGGGTTCGCCTATCCGTAGCGGCGACGCCTACCATACGGGTGTAATTCCTTTTTACAAGTTATTCCAATCAGCAACACGCAGTTGTAGTCAAGGTGGTGTACGCAACGGCGCCGCAACACTTTACTATCCAATTTGGCACTATGAAGTAGAAGACCTACTGGTACTAAAGAACAACAAAGGCACAGAAGACAATCGTGTGCGTCAAATGGACTATGGTGTACAGTTCAACAAATTGATGTACGAACGTTTAATCACAGGTGGCGACATTACATTGTTTAGCCCACACGATGTTCCTGAGATGTACGAAGCGTTTTTTAACGATCAAGACAAGTTCAAAGAACTATATGAACGCTCTGAACGCAACACTAAACTACGCAAGAAAACTATCAAAGCCATTGACTTGTTTGCCAAGTTTATGCAAGAACGCAAAGACACAGGTCGTATCTATTTGCAAAACGTAGATCATGCTAATACACACAGTCCGTTCAACGAAAAGCTACACCCAGTTAAACAAAGTAATCTATGTTGCGAAATTGACTTGCCAACAGTTCCTTTAACTGACATTAACGATGAACTAGGTCGTATTGCTCTTTGTACATTAAGTGCCGCAAACTGGGGTAATGTAAAACAACCTCAAGACTTTGAGAAGATGGCAACACTAGCGGTACGTGGATTAGATGCTTTACTATCATACCAAGGATATCCAGTTAAAGCCGCAGAATTAGCAACAATGGAATTCCGTCCACTAGGTATCGGCATCATTAACTTTGCATACTTCTTGGCTAAGAATGATGTAAGCTACAGCGATCCACGTGCATTGGCATTAGTAGATGAATATGCAGAAGCATGGTCGTACTACTTGATCAAAGCATCGGCTGACTTGGCCATTGAGCAAGGACCTTGCATCAAGTGGCAAGAACTAAAATATGCTCAAGGCCTATTGCCTATCGACACATACAAGAAAGACGTTGACGAACTAGTACCACACCAAGAGCGTATGCCTTGGGGACAGTTACGTGAACAAATTAAACAATATGGCATCCGTAATGCAACACTAATGGCATTAATGCCAGCAGAAACAAGTGCTCAGATCTCTAATGCTACCAACGGCATTGAACCTCCACGTAGTTATGTTAGTATTAAACAAAGCAAACATGGCGTATTAAAACAAGTAGTTCCAGAATTTAGAAAACTAAAAAACAAATACGAACTATTATGGGATCAACAATCACCAGAAGGCTACCTAAAACTTTGTGCAGTATTGCAGAAATACATTGACCAAGGCATTAGTATCAATACTTCGTACAATCCTCGTTTCTACGAAGATGAAAAGATTCCAATGAGTGAGATGCTCAAGCACTTAATCATGTGCTACAAGTACGGAACAAAACAACTGTATTATTTTAACACCAACGATGGTCAAGGCGAAATTGACGTAGATAAACTATCTAAACAGGCCGAAGCACCAGCAAACGACCCACTGCCAGATGACGGACAGGACGCTTGCGAATCGTGCGTAATTTAAATCTACTGGTATCTGGTTGTAGTTTTACTGGACCAGGATTCTATGATATACCAGATGGCACTTGGAGTTTACCTCTAAACCATCTGGGCAATATCACTAATCTAGCAGTTCCCGGAGCAGGCAACGAATATATTGCAGACAGCGTGATTAATTACGTGCTGTCGGGCAAATCTGTTGACATGGTTTTAGTGATGTGGTCTGGACTACAGCGCCAAGACTTTTTAATAGACCCAGCGGTGCAGGATGATCACAAAATGCCTATGCTGACTGTGCGAGAAGACATAAGATTTAGTCCTGCAGGCGGCATGCAAGACTTTCCCAGTGCCGCAACAGCCCGTGCCAAAAAAGAGATGTTTACAATTGGAAATGAACTGGTATTTGCTTACCGTGGGCTAATGGAGATAATTAAGTTAGAGCACTTCTTGAAAGCACGTGGTATACCATACTTGTTTATGAGCTATATCAATTATTGGACAAATCAAGACTACATAGTTAATAGTAATTTCGGTGTTTATAAATATCATACACTCGCTGAATTGGTCAAACACATTGACTTCAGTAACTGGGTATTTTATAATGATCACAAAGATGGCTACTTTGAGTTAGCCAAAGAATTAAATAGTTTTTGCCCTGACGGGTTTCACCCTGCGTGGGAAGCCATGAAAGCCTGGGCAGAAATTGTACAAAAGCACATAGACAGTAAATTGGAGAAAAAATAAAATGTCAGTTTTTAACATCAATAATAAAAAAAATCACACACAAGCGTTGGCATTTTTAGATCCTGAGGGCGGAGTTAGCATTCAGCGATACGAAACATTAAAGTATAGACAGTTTGACAAACTAACAGACAAACAGTTGGGATTCTTTTGGCGCCCTGAGGAAGTCGATGTTCTGCGTGATGCCAAGGATTTTAAAGAACTCACTGACTACGAAAAGCATATCTTTACCAGCAACCTTAAGCGTCAGATCCTATTAGATAGCGTACAAGGACGTAGCCCTAATCTTGCCTTTTTGCCCCTGGCAAGTATTCCTGAGTTAGAAACATGGATTGAAACTTGGGCATTTAACGAAACTATTCACTCACGCAGTTACACGCATATTATTCGTAACGTGTACAGTGATCCTAGCCAAGTATTTGACGAATTAACAGACATTGAAGAAATTGTAACCTGTGCGTCAGACATCAGCAGATATTACGATGACTGCATTAATGCTAGTCGTTGGTACCAAACTCTAGGACCAGGCAAGCATACAGTCAATGGTAAGGAAATCTCAGTAGACTTATACGATCTTAAGAAAAAGCTGTGGTTGGCAATAAATTCTGTTAACGCACTAGAAGGTATAAGATTTTATGTATCCTTTGCTTGCAGTTGGGCATTTGCTGAACTTAAGAAGATGGAAGGTAATGCTAAAATTATCAAGTTAATCTGTCGTGACGAAAACTTGCACTTGGCATTTACACAAACATTAATTAAGATTTTACCTGGTGACGATCCAGACTTTGCCAAGATCAAAGAGGAAACTCGTGCAGAGTGCGAAGCTATGTTCAAGCAAGCAGTTGAACAGGAAAAGTCTTGGGCCAAGTACTTGTTTAAAGATGGATCAATGATTGGTTTAAATGAACAATTATTAGCTCAATATGTTGATTGGATTGCTTGCAAGCGTATGACAGCAATTGGATTAGATTGTGGTGTTAAACCGGGGTCAAATCCGTTACCATGGACTGCTAAATGGATTGCTGGCAGTGATGTACAAGTAGCACCACAAGAAACTGAAATCACCACTTACGTCATTGGTGGAACAAAACAAGACGTCGATAACAATACATTCAAGGGATTTAGTTTATGATAACAGTTTACAGTAAAAATAATTGCCCGTTTTGCGATAGAGCCAAGGCCCTACTGGAAAGCAAGGGCATAGAATACACAGTAGTAAATATCGAAGAAACACCGGATGCACGTGAGTTACTTGTTGACCAAGGTTTACGTAGTGTACCACAGATATTTAACGATGGTGTATTGCTAGCAGGTGGGTACCAAGGCCTAGCAGGCCGCCCAGAAGAATTTTGGACAACTCTAAAAGGATAATATGTTAATTTCAAATCAAAAATTCGCAGATGGCGATATTGTATCATTCAAGTTAGTTAATGGCGACGAAATTGTGGCTAAAATCATTGAAGAAACCGACGGTTTCTATAGGATTTCCAGTCCTTGCACCGTGGTTCCGAGCCCACAAGGACTAGGTTTAATTCAGAGCTTATTCAGCGCCAACGAAAAAGCCACTGTAACACTAAGTAAAAGCCATGTTATGTTCTGTGCTGAAAGTTTGGAACAAATGAAAAGCCACTACTTAAAAACCACCACAGGAATTGATATTATTCCTAAACAAGGAATCATTACCTAATGCCACAGGCCGCACGTAAAGACGATCCGTTAGCAGACTGTGACGGTATTATTGAAAGCGATTGCAGTAGCGATGTTTTTATTAACGGAAAGCCTGCGGCCACAGTAGGTTCAATGAGCAGTGATCACAGTCCCTATGGTCCCCCGCATGCACCGCATGTACCTAACCCTGTAAAAGTTGGTAGTGGAACTGTGTTTATCAATGGTCGTGCCGCGGCTCGTAAAGATGACCCATTTGAGTGTGGTCATATAGTAGCCAGCGGTAGCTCGGATGTTGATATCGGCGAATAATTAAAACCCAGCATTAAAAATAGCCTTAAATACAGTATAAGGTAAATTTTTCTATGGCAATTACACCAAGCGTATTAATAGCGGCAAAAGGATTCATGGACGGTCAAGGTCTGGGCGTAAGCTCAAACATGACCAGTTATTTTAATAATTTTAACTCTAGTCCAGTTACTGGCTCTCTAAACAGTTTAAGTACATTAATGCCTAGTTCAATCACAGGTCTGCCTGATTTCATGCGTAACTCAGGCACACAGCTATCGGCTATTCAAACACAGGCCAGTAGTATCATACAGCCGGGTGTAGAAGGACTTAAAAAGTTTACCAGCATTATGAATCAAAGTGCAGGCTTTGGCGCCGCGGCCGCTGAATGGGGAGCCGCACTAAAAGAATTCGGTGGTAAATCATTTAGTGACTTAGGTGTAGGATTTTCAGGATTTGCCAGTATGGCCAGCAATGGCATGAGTAACGTATTTGGTGGATTACCTGCACTACCTAGTATGTCAAGTTTACCCGGTGCTGGCGCAATTACGTCTTTAGCAATGTCTGCAAAAGATAACATTGGTGCATTAGGAAAAAGCCTTGGCGGATTTGGGACTATGTTTGATGCCAAGGACATGGCTAATTTGGGAAATCCTGCCAGCCTTATCAAGAATTTACAAAATCAAGGTCTTGCCGACAGCGTTGGTATCAATGATATGATTGCTCAAGCGGGATTTGACCCAAGAAACATAGACAACATTCCGCCAGCCCAACTACAGCAAATTTTAGGAGAAGTACAAGGTAACGACTTGCAAAAAATTATCAAGCAAACAGGACTGCAACTTCCTGCTACTGCAAATTTAAGTAGTCTAGCCAGTGTACTTGATGTTAAAAATATTGTTAGCCCTGATATTATGAAAGCTATACCCGGTGGTAATTTAGCAGGACTAGGAAATGCCTTTAGTAATTTGGGTGGAAACTTTACTGACTTTAGTAAAGTTGGAGACATGCTAAAGAAAATAGAAGTGCCTGGTTTGCCTAATCTCGAAGGATTAAAAAATCCATTGCCCGACGACATAGCCAGTGCATTTAAGGGTATGCTAGGTTCAGGAGATAGTCCATTAGGCTTACCTACCATGAGTGATATGCTAGGTAGTGTCAGCGGAAAAGCACACATGGATAGTTTCCGTGATATTAGTAAGAGCATGGAAAAAATTGCTGAAAGCGTAGTTGGCAAGGATATGATTAATAAAGCCAATGCTCTTAGTTCGGCAACACAAGCCGCTACCGCCGCTGGAACAGAAATTGGCCTAACTGGCGAAGATTTACAAGCATATATAAATTCTTACCCAGATGTAGTTAGTGCCAAAGCAGATGTAACTACCGCGGTTAACGCATTTACTACCCAGGCAGCAGGCAATGCAGATCTCAAGGCGGTAGTAGACAAAGCCAATGGTGCCCTGGCATCAACAACTGCACAGTTATCTAAAGAACAAAGCAATTTATCGTTGGCAGGCATTGATCCAACATCTGCTCTAGTGCCAGCAGGCCCTGGTAGTTTACTTGGTATGGCCAGCAAGTTACACTCGTTTGGTGTAGACAAACAAAAATTAGGATTCAGCGAAATGTTTGAGGGAATGGCGTCCAACGACTTATATGGCGATGCTATTAAATCCAGTCTAATGGAAGGGCGTAATATTGCACGTCAGACTAGTTTAAATATACCTTTACCGACTAAAGCTGATCCAGCTAAAACCCTAGCCGCAGAATTGCCAAAAATTGATCCAGACGCAGTGGACTGGGATTCGGATAATCTCCAAGACACCCAGTCGGCCTTGAGTAAAATTGATAACATGAGAAATGATGTTACCAATTGGTTAGATGCTAACCCAAATCCATCTGAAGAGCAACTGGTTACAATCACCGAAAAATTGGATGCCATTGAAGGTAAATCCACTACCATCAAAGTAGACGTATCAAAATTCATATAAACGGTTTGGCTTCTTTATAACCCGTTTTTACTTGCAAAAATATCAAAAAATATGCTATAATGTACCTAGTTATCTAGTTATAGTAGTCTTTATCTCAGATTTTACTAGCTTATATAACTAACAACCCTTAAAAGGAGGAAAGCCAAAATGAAGACATTAACCCTGTCGCATAGTGACCAAGACCGCTTGGTGAGACTTTCAAGGAACCTATTTAAGTTTTTAGGTTTTATTTTAGTCATGGCTGTACTAGTTACAGTTACAAACACAAAATTAACTACGCTACGCAGTACCGGCGAAGAGCTTCGCCAAGGATTTACTAGTGTAGCGGATCGTACCAAGCAATTAGATTGCTTGGCTAAAAATATTTACTGGGAAGCGGCATCAGAGCCGTTTGAAGGTAAAGTAGCAGTAGCACAAGTTACAATGAATCGTTTAGAAAGCGGACGCTTTGCCAAAGACGTATGCGGAGTTGTACACCAAAAGAATGTAGTGTACGATCGAGTGATTTGCCAGTTCTCATGGTTCTGTGAAAACACACATAAAGTTCGCCCAGTGCATCCAGCACTTTACAAAGAAAGCGAAGAAGTAGCTAAAAAGGTGTTACTTGAAAATTTCCGTTTGCCGTCAATGAAAGACGCTCTTTACTATCACGCAGACTATGTTAGCCCGGGTTGGAAAAAACCCAAGGTTGGCAAAATCGGTGCACATATTTTCTATAAGGACTAATCATGCAAAAATTTACCGTAGATAGCATTCGTGCGGCTATTACCAAATTCTTCGCAGATCACTTTAGCAAGATCTCGGCAGACACCCTAGAGTGGCTAGCCATTGTAGTTGTGCATTGTGCAACTATCCCAACTTTGTTGGCCTTGCTTACAGCACTCAGTGATCGCACACCTAGCTTGGACGTGGTGTTATTTGCTTGGGCAGGATTGGTACTGTTGTTTATCCGAGCCATCATCCTGAAAAACTCTATAAATATTATTACCAACGGTGCAGGGTTTATTACTCAAGCTGTTATTATGGCGATGATATTATTTAGATAATGTTTTTTGAAATACACTCACGCATACTAGACATCGGCGATACTTTTAAAGGTCGCCGATATACTGCTAGCGAAGTTACTAAATTAATCCGTAGACAGTTTCCGGCTACGGATTTTTTATTTCGTACACATCGTGATCCAGCAGTAGATCCAGACATGATTGTTGTGGCTGGAATATATGATTGTTTTAACGACAGCCAGGATTTACCTAGTGTAGAAATCACACTATGTTATCATCCCGATCAAAAGTATTTCTTTACAGATTTAATTGATTGGGAAACCTTGGCATTCGATCTAGCTGAATGTATCTGTCACGAACTGGTGCACAGACAACAACATCGCAGTAGACAAAAGTTCAAAGCATATGAAAGCAAGTTACCCGAAGGCAATCCACTGATCAGTGAGCAAGAATATCTAGGTGATGGTGCAGAACTGGATGCTTACGGATTTAGTATTGCCGCAGAATCAATTGTGCGTGGTTGCATACCTCAAGAGTGCGTAATGTACGGAGTATATCAAACTACATTTGACAACGACAAGTCAGTTATTGTAAAATTAGAACAAGAAATACAAAAATATCTTAACCTATTGGAGCTGAATAATGAGCAAAATGAACCAAAGCAGTGAACAAGAATATAATGTTGACGATGTTTACGATCAAGAAATCACTGATGATGATTATGGATTTATATTCGGTCCCGACGGCGAATTAAAATCAGTATTTTTACCCGATAATGTACCATTTAAAACTCCTAAGAATATCGCTAAAATTCTAAAGATATTCGGTATTAATGATTTAGATAATATCGATAATACCCAAACTTTACATTAATAATTTCGTTGTAAAAAAGCCACAGGTTAGCAAGCACTTACGTTAGTGTTTACTAACCTTTTCTTTTGGTTGACCCAAAAATCCATTAATTGTATAATACTAGTATGGAAATTAAAAAAGCAACCCGTAAAAGACGCCAAGATACCAAGCATGCGGTTTATGTGATTACTAATACAGTAACGCAACAGCAGTATATTGGTATCACAGTATGCGGACAGCAAGTTAAAAAAGCTCTGCGTGTTCGTATGCAAAAGCACGTTCGCCGTGCAGTTACAGAAAACAAAGATTGGGCACTTTGCAACAGCATCCGCGAATACGGTGTGGAAAATCACACCTACGGTGTTATGGAATTTGTGCGTGGCCGTAAACCAGCCCATGCCCGTGAGCGTGAATTGATCCGTGAATTTGCCCCAGCATTAAACAGCCACTAAAATGGTTGACCCAAAATTCAATTAATTGTATAATATTACAAATAGTTAAGAAAAAGGAAGTTTTAAATGGAAACAAATACAATAGTAATTTTAGCAGTTCTAGCATATGGTATCTTTTTGGGCTACTGTTTTGGTCGTGCCCGCGGCTACAGCAAGGGTGCTGATATGGCCCGTGAAATTTACCGCAAGTAAAACGGTTGACCCATAATTCGGTTAAATGTATAATATACATATACAGTTAATTAAGGAGCTATAAAATGGAAGTTCAAGTAAAAGACATTATTCGTTCATATGACTTTAAACCAATGGTTGGTCGTGAGGACTGTTTTGTTGAAGGTGAAGTTTTAGAGCGTAACGCAGTAGCTGAATGTGGTTACAATGCTTACAAAATTCGTGTTACCAAAGACGTGTTTGATGGTAAGGAATTTACAGAACGTCGCAATGGTTGCCGGGTTGGTCAAACTGTATTTGTTCCTTGGAGAGTTAGTTTTATGGAATACCAAGGTCGTGTAATTAATTTGTCTAGATAAGGAGTCGTCAATGACGCCCGAATACGGAATGTTTACAAGCGAAGGTAATTATCAAGTGGCTCGTATTGTTGAGCGAGCAAAGAAGAATGGGTGGGACTGGGCTCGTACACAAAGTGAACTGTATGTGCTAGCCGATAGTGATGCACAGTTGTACGGCGAAGCCACAGACACCGTAGTTCGTGAATATGTTTATAGTGCTATCGGTGCAGGTAAGCGTAATGAGGTATTTTATTGTTAAGGAGCATCTATGCCTTGCAGGGATTATGAAAGCGATAGCTGGGGTTCTGGATCAGCAGAAAACACAAAATTAAAAGCCAAGGTCGACAAGTTGGCCCGTATTGCATGCAAGGCCATGACGGCCTTAGAAGAAAATGGACTTGAAGACTTTCTAGTGCTTAAAGACGACGAAGTAGCAAGTTGGTGGAAAGAACATAAAGAAGCTGATCGCAAGGAACAAGCTCGCTTGATAGAAAAAGAACGTCGCGAGCGTGTCAAGGCCGAAGCACTGTCTAAACTGTCTAGTGAGGAACGTGAATTGCTTGGACTTGATTCTAAGACAGGAACAAAAAAGAAACGTGTGGGCAAGTTTGTGCCCACCGAAGAATGCCTAATAGATTTAGAGTCGTTGCTGGAAGAAGCTAATAATGCATGGAAGAACAAATGAGCAAGCAAAACATTTTTATTCTCAGCTGGGACTGCAACGGTATTGAGTGCTGTCGTGATATTACACAGTTGGTAAGTGACGCCAATCGTTTTGAAAAAGATAGCCTGTTTGAGCGTATTAAAAATCCTGATCAAGAACCAGCCAACGAGCCACTAAAAGAAGTTAGTAAGTTTTTGCATTACCTGCAGATGCGAGCAAGATTCAATCCACAGCGTAACTATGAAATTTACATGGTGCATACTGTGGACAGCATTACTGAGCAGGATCTAACGGAAATGTTCAACGACAACCCGCAGGGATCTGCAGATTTGATTAGAGTACAAGGTACAAAATTGTACAGTGATCGTAGTACAACCAAAAGGGTAATATCATGAACGACAAAAAGAATCAACTGTTATATAGTATTCGTTATACTATGCCTAAAAAGGACATTATGACGTTTGTTAGTGGACTACACGATATACAAGCAGACATGATTGAGCAAGTGGTTGCTCAAAAAGAGCGTGAGGGCTTTCCTGAAGCAACCGCGGTAATTAATCACATTAAGGGCCTGTAATGACTTTTGAAACTTGGTTAAAGGAAGAAGATATGCAACGCCTTTGGGACGTATGCCAAGGCAATCTTCCCGAAACAGCCGCCAGTGAGCAAGAGCTCGAAGAATTTCATCGTTGTGTGATGCATGCCGCAATGGTTAAAATAGCAGGTGCTGACTACTTGTCGCATACTGTTCAATGATTTTGTTGTAAATCTCCTGTGAATTTTTACCCGCTTCGGCGGGTATTTTTTTGACCCAGGGTTAAGTAATGAGCCCATAAATACACTATACAGGATTACAATTATGCTAGCCAAAGAAATTACATTTAGACACTTGTTGGACTTTATTGACGGTGTAGAACATGAACCCGCAAAAGAACCAGAATATGCAAATCAACCCAATGAGTTGACTGTACCAGTAGCCACTATTGTTGCAGGTGGTACAGATTTAAATGCACCCAAGAATCCTGCAGACATTCGTGCAGACAGCATCAGCATGTATCCCAATCATCAGCACAAGGCAGGTAACTAATGGCCAACATTACATTTACTGTACAGAGTTTAGTTAACACAGCCGTTTATGACAGCTATACCATTGACAATGGTCAAACAGTTGATCAGCTGAAAACTGCCATTAATACGGCTCGCGGTTACGATAGTGCCTGGTACGATATTGTGTTTGGCGATGCAATATTGTCTGGCTCTGCCACACTTGCCGCATCTGGTATTGTTGCTGGATCGGCGGTACGCACTCACAACAAAATTGCACACTTAGACACTCGCGAACAAAGACAAAAAGCCAAATTGGATCTGGCACAAATTGACAGAGCATATTCTAGTAACCCAAGATCCACAGTTGACCTAACCACACTACCGACATTGTTCGACGATGATGATATTGTAGACAATCCTAACATTGGCGGACTAGTTGCAGGACGTCCTTGGATAGAAACAGTCAGCACATTTACATTCTATGAAGCAATTAACACTACCACAGCATTATCAACTACGCAATACGTAAAGGGCAATAAAATTTATGCTTATTCATCCAGCTATGATGTGCCTGGGTTTCAACCGGCCCGAGTAGTTGTTAACGGCGTCGAAGTTTTAAACACTGAACTTCGTGGACATACTATGGTTGTGTTGAATAACGATGGAGATGTTGAAGCCTCGTATCGATTTGATACATACATCGATCCAGCAAACGTAACCGCAATGGCTACCGCCCTTGGTGCCGTGGCCGCTGGTAACATTGTGGTATTGGTTGTATACGATGCGTCGGCATTTAATTCCGCTTGTCGTAGTGCTTTAACCTCAGGATACGGCAATACCAACAGCAATACTTGGACTGCCGGTCGTTACGATCACATTTTTATCGGTGTTAAGCAGTAATGGGCGTTCAAAATCCTAACTCAACAGACTACGTTCACTCAGACGAACCCAACCTGCTGAACATTCACAAGGCCATGCAGTATCGCAACGACGGCACTCCCGAGTTGCGTGTTAACAGCACATTTGAAGGTAATATTGTAATCTCAGGTAACGTTAATATCCCCGGTGAAGTTACTGTAAGTTCTACTCCTGAAAATCCTGTACACGTACACTTAACTGAACTAGGCACCTTTGGTAACTTGACAACCTTTGTTCCCATACAAGGCAACGTTGTAGTAAGCGGTGGCAACCTTACGGTTCAGCAAGGTACAACACCTTGGGTCACAACCGGCAATGCCAATGTTACAGTTATAGGCAACATTGCTGGTATTGCAACACTACCTGCTATTCGTGGTAATGTTTCCGTATCAGGAAATGTTAGCGTAGACAACTTCCCCAGCAACGTAAGTATAACATCAATGCCCAGCATTACAGGCAACGTTGGCGTCACTGGTAATGTAAACATCGGCACTATGCCGGCCATAACTGGCAATGTCACGGTAACTCCACCCAACGGCAGTTACAATGAAGTTCATTTTTGGCCCAGTAGCACTAATAATCAACTGGACACATCGGGACGCCTGCGTGTCAGCACACAGGGACAGAACTGGTGGTATGTGCCCGCAGTGGACAAGGACGGTGACCTACGCTATCACGAAAAAACATCAGGCACCAGTGCCGCGGTCATATGGATTCAGTATTTGGCCTCTATAGACCTTACCGCAGGCACTGACTCCAACGGTTATGCCATTCGTGCCAGCAGACGCAGACACAAGATGCGTCCAGGCACAGCACATCAATGGTATGCTGTGGCCAACTGGTGCGGTCGCCAGACCAATACTGCCAAACGCTTGGGCATGTTCACTGTTTTTAATGGCATATTCTATGAACTGCTGGGTGATGATTTATATGCTGTGATACGCAGACGCTTGGTAGATGGCACATTAGTAG